ACCTCGATTAAGAATGTTTTTTCCTAAACACGCAAGTTGACACCACCCAATCCACGTCAGTGGAAGGAATGTCCAAAAACACCCAATTGCCAGACGCTATGGTTGAGTCGTCTATGTCGGTTGTCTCAACCTCAGCGTAACTTCCAGAAGCCGTGGTTGAAACGTCTTCAATCGTGGAGCTGAATGACAACGGATCCCCTGACCACTCTTCAAACCCCATAGTGTAAGAAGTTCCTTCTGACAACTGAATCGACACCGCAATCACGTCTACGCCGTTTGGATAAATTCTGTCATTGACGTGAAACATCGGCACTTGAGTGTTGACCTGGTCAGGTTCAAATATAGTCATTTCTTTAGATTCTAATGAACGATCAATCGCTCCTGACACAGTGGTAATTAAATCATCAACTTCAGATTCAGTGTAATACCTATTGTCCAACTGACCGTTGTCTAATTCTGTTTCTGTGTAGTACCTTGCGTCACCTCGGGCATCGGTGTGATATTGTGGATGATCGTCATCTGTTAGTCCAGACAAATTACCATGATCTATGCCACTTCCAGTAACAAGATCATATTCATTGCCTAAATCATCCAATGCAAACACTGAGGACTCTTTTCCACAGCTCCAAGAACCAGACATTGTTGTAGAATAAAACACCTTAGCACTAGATATTTCATCAGACGTACAACAACCAGAAGCAAAAAACGTATGGTCATCATCATAACAAATACAATACGCATTACCATCAGAATACAAGGAATCCATTAAAACACTAGACCAACTTCCACTAGGATCGCTTGTAAACCATGCTTTTGGATATGAGTCATTACCACCACCAGAATCTCCAACAACTATATAACTGGCGCCATCATGAATTATAGAATAACCATGTCCTCCAGAAGCTATTTCTTTGTCCACCCAACCTTCTGATAAAGAGGATGAATACCATACTTTAACTGGACCATACGGGTTGGCGCCTTCTCCAACAATGACGTATTGATTAGAACCATTATATGCTATCGAAGTCCCCCTTATATCATTAATACCGTCGTATTCAATCTGTTTGGTAGACCATGAACCACTAACTGACGTTGAATACCAGATATCACAAGAACTTTTGTATCCTTGCCGATCAAAATTTTGTCCGCCGCATATTACATAGTTGGTTCCGTCATACAAAAGATCGCGACCGGAGCCGAAGTTTCCTCCTCCACTGTCAACACGAGTTGAACCCCACGTGCCAGATAAAGTTGAAGAATAATAACAATAAACAGCTTCAACTCCAGCATAAGTGCCGGCAACTACGTAAAGCCCATTGTCACTGTCATAAATCATTCCATATGGAGTAAAAGAAGCAAGATCGCTGTTATAAATAGTACTACTATTCCAAGTACCGTCTAATGTATCAGAATAAAAAACTTTTGCTTGATAAACAAAAGGATTTCCATCATTAGGGATTACTCTACTACATATGAAATAATTACTGCCATCATGTCCAATAGCAGTAGGGTAACATCTACCAGATGAATAAACATCATTATATTGCCAATTACCATTTAAAGCAGTAGTGTACCACACTCTTACCCATGTATTACTTAGATTAACAGTATAACCACCAACAACAACGTAATAAGGATCATTAAAACAACAAGAATAACCACTAGATGCATTGGATACTTCCAAATGAGCTATCTGCCATTCGTCCAAAACAACAGGAACGCTAGTTCCATATTCTCTCACATACAACTTCCAAAAATCACTGTCAGTTGTAGGAATTGAATTGAGTTTTCTTAAACCAATGTCACCTTGCACCGTCAATATTGAATCATTTGCATTGGAATAACCGCCAGCTATAACATTACCAGACCCTTTTATATCGCCATATTTGTAATCTATGTCATCTCCATCGGTTCTTGGTGTTAAAGCAGTTCCAACTCTATCCCACAAATGAACTGTACCAGAAAGAGTGCTAATGGTGTTGTTTATATATTCCTTGGTGTGGTATCTACCATCAGGATTCCATTTTCTAAACCAACCTGAAGACCATGACGTCAACGTGTCAAATCCAGCTGGAGCGGGGTAAGCAAAACCAGTGGCTCCAAAATTCGCTGTAAACACGTCGTCTGTCCTGTGCGGCGCGGCGCATGGATACATAGTGCCAGTTAAACCAGAAAACGCTTCCCCAGCGCCTGTTTCTGGATCACCGCCTCCTTGCCAAACTCCGTTCTTTGCAAACCAAACCTTACCACTGTCCATGTCCAACGCAATTCCTATGACGTCGTCAGTGGAATAGGTGTCACCATAATCGTATCCAGAGCTGTTAAAATAAATTTTACCGTCAGTTTCAGAATAACCCCAACTGTTTGCATTCCAACCGCATAGTTGAGACATTGCTGCGGAACCATTGGCAATTCCTAAATAAGAAGTGCCGACCAAGTCTTCTTGAGTATAAGTGATTTCCCAATACCATTTGCCACTGGACACCCCATCTGTCGCTCTCACAGAATTGGTAAAAAGGTCGTTGGAAGAACAAGTTAAATTTCCATTTGACAAATCTATTCCAGCGTCTTTGTCGTCTGGGTTCCAAGTGCATGAATGGGTAACGTATCTTTCTTTTTTGAAAATGTCTCCATCGTCCCTGTCAAGATAATAATCTTTGTAAGCGCCTAAGGTTCCAGATGGAGTGCCGGCCCCGTCGTGCCAAACTGGAATTCTGTCTATCGCTTCCTGCAAAGACCCAGAAACAGAAGTCACAACGCTCCAAATGCCTTCATCAGAAGCTTGGTACAACCCTGAATTAAAACCAGCCGGCACGGAATGACTGAACGCCGACTGACCAAAATTGGCCCGCAACTGAGCGCTTCCAAAGTATTCATTTGCCATTGGGTAAATCGTGCCTGTTATCCCGCTAAAAGCTTCATTTGTTCCATTGGCCGGATCTCCAGACGCCTGCCAAACTCCGTCTTTTGCCCACCATATCTTGCCGTTGTCCATGTCAAGGGCAACGCTTATAATGTTTGTTCCAGTAAAAGTGTCTCCAAACGCCGTACTATCGCCATCGTCATATTTATTTCCATTAAACCCAAAATAACTTTTACCATCGGTTTCATAACAAAAATCTACGCCATCAAAACCAGTGCTGTCAGACCCAATTCCTATGTGCCACCTGTTGCCATAAGCCGCAGCAGGATCTAATTCCCAATACCACTTTCCTGAAGACACGCCGACAGAACCTTTTATTGATCCAACCCCATTGCCGTATTTTACAGCATTTAGGCCTCCGGACACAAAAAAATACTCATCCATGTCAGAGTTGTCTGGGTCCCACACGCAGTAATTAACGACCACGTCTGGAGACATTTTGTACACGTCTCCAGTGTCCCTGTCGTAATAATAATCACCAGGCACTGCGTTTCTTCTTGAATTGGTGCCTGACACAGTGCCGGTTGGGGGGCCATAACCGTCATACAACACTGAGTACCTAACGTCAGCGTCGTTTATTTCCTCCCCAGTGGTTATGTTTATTAGACCTTTGATTTCGTTAGCCATTTTAATTACCTGCCTTAATTGTGTTTTTTAATTACCAAGAAGTGGCCACCGCGTGCCTTACCCACGTGTTGGTGTCTACGCACTCATACAAATACCCAGAGCCAAAATACTTCTGACCTTGAACTCCAGAAGAAGTCGGAGTTGGTTCATAGTCAACGTATAAACCACTCATTGAGCCAGATATGGTTAAATTTCCTTCATCGTCTATGGAAGCGACTTCATTGTTGTAATAATCACAGAAAGATATTTTTCTGTGACCGTCATCAAGACCCATTCTCAGAATTGGGTGCTCCGCTTCAGCGGAAAATATGCTTTCCCTTCCTCTTGAACTTATGAACACCCTTCCGGTGGTACCAGATCCTAATTTTGTAAACATCCCAATGCGCTGAACGCTCCCAAAAGTGGGCTCCACCGTGGTCAAAGTGCCACTGCTGGTCACATAAACTCTGCTTCCCAAAGGAGATCCAGAAAACGAAGAAGTGTCCATAAACAATCTTCCAAAGCGCACCACGTATCCGTCGTCGCCGTTTGCTATGTTAGCTCTCACCAAGCCAATGCACGGCATCTTGTCACAATCCGTGTTGTCGCAAGCGGCCACTGATGGAACGGTTCCAACAAGACCGTTGACGTAAACAGGAGTCCCTCTCTCAAGAGTGGATCCAGTGTCGTTGCTGACCAACACAGCGTTGTACTTCGTGAACATTCCGTTTACGTCTTCAACGTTGTTGTCATTTAAATCCAAATCCCCATTCACTGACAGCGCCCCGCCAAAATATGAATCTCCCGCGTTCACGTAAAAAGCCCAAGGATTGGTGATCGACATGTTGGCTCCAGCGGTTGGTGATCCATCAATGTAAACCGTGCAAGCGTCAGTTATTGTAATGGAATTGTCACCAATCATGGTGGGAATCCCGAACGAAGTGGCAGATCCTTTGTCTCTAAGACCGGGAGTGAAGTTGTCAGTTAAATTGGCCGCAGAAACGCGCAGTTGCAAACCTTCTTTTGTAATTGGAGAGTCATCCACGTTGCCCGCTATATTGACGTATTCCGCCGGCCTTGCTCCAGTTGTTATGAAGTACTGAGTGTGATCGTCAGCGTCAAGACCGGTGAGATCTGCGTGTGCCGAAGCTCCTGCAGCTCCGCTGACAGTTGTGTCAACGTAAGTCTTGACAGCCTTTTCTGTTGGTATGGCGGAATCGGAATTGTCTGTAAAAGCTCCGTCAGTGGAAAACTCATCTACGGAGTTGCTGTCTATTGTCAAATTGTTGGTTATGACGACGCTGCCTTCAAAATTCACGTCGTTTTCAACGTCAACGTCTGAATATGACGTGTAAATTTGCTTGTTCCAAGAAGTTCCGGTTATTTTGGAAAAAGTGGGAGTGGTTGCCAAAAACGAAAGGACTTCTCCTGGAGCCGTCACGTCAGACCAATTGTCTCCATAATCCTCTGACACGCTGACTTCACCAGTGGCCGCGCAAGCGATTTGAATTTTTCCGTCGTAAGACAACTTCAAATCGTTCCACTGACGACTTTCGCCTTTCGCTGACCAATTCTCGCCATAATCAGTGGAAACGTATATGTTGCCTCCCCACACCGCCGCAGCTTGAATGGAACCGTCGTCTGACATGCCAACCGGTTTCCAGTTTCTGTCGGAGTCTTTTGCTGACCAAGATTGTCCTCCGTCGCTTGAAACGTACAATTTACCTCCGAAGGCGCCAGCGGTGACGTAATCCCCGGAAGCTGACATCCAAATTCCATACCAAGCCTCAGACGGACCTGTGTGGTTCCAAGTTTGCCCGAAGTCATTGGAAACGTAAATGTGCCCCAAACCATTGAAAACAGCCATTCTTCTACCGCTTGAAGACATTGCCATCCCGTAAGGAACCCCAAGGACTGGACCGTAACCAACGAAAGTCTCTCCATGATCCACGGACACTTGCGTTTGACCGCCCACCACAGTCCCAGCAATGACCCTGCCGTCAGCCGACATCGCCAAAGAGTACCACTGCAACGCCGCAACCGTGAGAGTCGACCAAGTCTTTCCAGAGTCGGTCGATTTGTACAACACGGAATTGCTAACGCAAGCCACTTGAGTGACTCCGTCAGACGTCATGGCCACCCCGTTCCAGAACCTGGAGCTGTCTCTGGCAGTCCAAGAATTTCCAAAATTGGATCTTAGGGTGTAGTCGTCCTGTCTGCAAGTCATCCTGTTCACAATGACTTGTCCCCTGGAACTGCTGGCTATGACGGAATCTCCGACGTGCGCGCTTCCGCCAGAAGTGAACAACTCATCACAATAAATGTCACCGGTTCCAGAAATGGTTCCGGCTCCGTAATCTATGTTGTCATTGGCGTTTTTTGGAGTTAGGGTCGTGCCGGTTCTGTCCCAATAAGAAGAAAGGTCTGAGTGTGAATACCCAGAATCTTTTGGAAGGCCGTTTGAATCAAACGAAACAAAGTTGTCTTCTGTCGCCCCAGCAACCCCGTAATGATCGACGACCCCGTCTATGTGGTGTTTTCTTGGGTGATCGTTCACTCCAGACGACGTCGCGGCTCCGACCATGTCCAGTTTTCTGGTAAACGGATTATAATCAAACGAAGGCATGTTACTCCTCCCTTATTCTATGTATTTTTATACCTCGGACCAAGAAGAATAATGAACAGAGTAATCGATAGTTTGATCTATAACTCCTCCCCCCGACTTCGTACCAGAAACCGTCTGTCTAAAAGTTTTCCCACCGAAAGTTTCATCTATCTGAATCAAATCTTCATCGGAGTTGTAATACAAAACCACCTCAGGATTGAACCCCTTTTTTCCTATGTGAGCAGTGGTGGCGTAAAACCTCGCCAACATTAAGTTTCTGTCATATGTTTCTGGCATTTTATTGAATTACCTCCTGGACCAAGTATAGAACGTTAACTTCTAAAAGTCTGTAAATCAAGAAGTCTTTTTCTTAAAATTTGACAAAGGCTGTCCTTGCCAGGACGCGGACGGGCTTCTTGCAAAGAATATTTCAACAACTTCTCATCGTTTATCTTGGGAACGATTTCTCTCGCTTTTCTAACTGACAGACCAACCACGTCTTCAACTGAAAGTTCTTTCGTTGGAACCGGAGACGGGCTGTTGTCTATTTCAGTCTGAGTCTTGGGCGGCGCCGGTTCCTCTTCTTTTGATTTTTCAACCTTAGGTTTTGGTTCCTCGTCTTTCAGCTCTATCTTCCAATTATTTCTGTTCTGCAACTTAACCGATTTCAACCAGTTGACAAACTGTTTGCCCCTGGCTAAGTCGTGTTTTTCTCCATATTGAACGTACAACTCCTCCAAAGAAATTTTGCCTAAAGGAGCCACGTTTCTTTTCATTGCGTGAGCCCAAGTTTTAGAAACGTTTTGAACGTATCCTTTCATTTTTCAAATCCTCCTTGTCCTATATAAAGTTATATAAATAAGTTCTATGACCGGCGTCCCACACCCGATCATACCCTTGTCCGACCAGCGATTCAAACTCAATTTCATTCAATTCTCTCTCTTCTTTATTCTCATTCAAAAAAAAATTCTTAATTCTTTTTCCGTTCTTAAAATAATGAGGAGCGCATTTGGTAAAACCAACAGGTTTAAAACCCAACAAATCACAATCAGTGGAGAAAAAGTTGTCGTATCTCATGTCACAATAAGATTTAACGCAACCGATCCCATGATTTTTGCAATGCTCTTTCGCCACCTCAAACAACTTTCTAGCCCCTCCAACCACGGTAAAATTTTTCTTTTCGCAAAATCTCTTCAACTCCAATTCATTGTTCAAATTGGAACGCTTTTTCACAGGGTTTGACAAACCCAAGGCGGCCACCAACTCATCGTCGCTAAACAAACCCCAAACAACCACGAAATCAGATCCTCCTCTCACGTGATTTTCATTGAAAAAATCGTTGGCGGTCTTTGAATCAAGAGTTTTGATGAAACAATTTCCAGCCAACGCCTCGTTGTCACTCAAACCCAAAGCGCGTTTTATTATAGAAACCACTATGTCAAATTTGTCACACGCTTCATCCTCAAAAACCGTGATCAAACGAACTCCCTTGTCCGCGCATTCTTTCATTTTGTCATAATGGTAAAATTTGTTTTTACCCGATGAAGCTTCCCCGTGCCAATACAAACCGCACACTTCCACCGCCACCTTTAAATCATGAAAATAAACGTCCAATTCTTTTGGAGCTATGATTGAACGATCGTTGTAAATCACGTTCACGTTTCGCAAGTCCCTTTCTATGAAATCTCGCATTTTTCGTTCGGGCCGCGAAACGAAATCGTTGCCAAGGAAACATCTCAAACACCTGTTTCCGTTGTCTTTGAACCCATGATAAGTGACACAGTACTCATGACCTTTTGGGCACTCCAAGAGAACGCGACCGTTGTGGCAATTTTTAAACTCCTTGGCGGAAAGCGTTTTGTAACCAAACCTTTCAACGTGCTTTTTCATTTCCTTTATTTTATTGGCCCTGTTAAAAATTCTTTTCCTAGCCCTGTCCTTTTTCCTCGTTAAAGATCTTTTTCTTTCTGCGTTCTCAGAATTCAGCTTTCTTCTCTCTTTTTCACATTCTTCAGATCCGCAATGCGTTTTGTTTTTGTAATAAGTGCTGAACTCTCTCCCGCAAACCAAACACTCTCTAACTCGTTTTCTAAAGTTGTTTCTTGCTCTGCTGCGATTCCTCTCGCGTTCCTTTGCAAGCAAATCCCCACAGGTTGAGCAGCGTTTTTGATTTCCAGACGTGGGGATGAAAACCAAGTTGCACCTCTCACACCTTTTCTTTTTAAGCACGGTTGTCCTTTTTTAATATTCTGTGCCCATAACGCTTGCTAGGGCACAGAATATTATTGATTAAATTATAAGCTTCTATCAATAACGCCCATCCCGAGCATTCTTGAGTCAAGGCACGCAAATCCTATTTCTGCCCATCCAAAGAAGCCTTGTTTTTGTTGACGAAGCAATGCTGGATCATCAATAGCTTCATATTCTTTTCTGATGGGCATTACAAGAGAATCATTTACGCTCATGTCAAAACCAAGTATCTGAGTTTCCCCCAACGAACTGACTGTTCCGTCAGCGGACGTTACGTTAGGATTGTCAAGAGTGTAGTTGTTGTAAACTTCGCCTGCGTCGGCTATGAACTTGCCAAAAGCAGCGGTGCTGGCATTGATGTTGTACATGCCGGTTGCTCCCAAATGTTGCACCTCATGAAGCTGCACGTTCCAAATGGAACCCATTCCAGAAGCCTGAAAAATCTCTCTCCTGGTCACAGGATCAATGTCCGTGTCAGTCCACTCTCTAATGTCTGCAGCGTCTTCAGGAGCTATGTAAAGATCTGTCAAAGTCCTGCCAATTCTCTTGAAACCTACCAACATCTTATTTATAAGTTCCTTAGAAAGGTAACCAGCACCAGTTGACGCCGGATCAATCTCATAAATAGGAGCTGGACGTGAACCCAACAGTCCCTTTCCAGAAAAAGCAGACGTCGCGGCCGGCATGATGATCTTCCAACCGCATTCTTCCTCATAATTGGCAATGTCCTTTGCAACTCTAGCAGCAGCTCTTTGAGCAATGTCAATCCTCGAATCTCTAGCGTACGTCACTTTCCAATCTGCAGAAGCGTTAATAGCGAAGGTAGGAACATAGCATTCTGTTACTTGTAATGACCTCGGCTTTACCCGTTAGGCGGGGAAGCTCTTCGGCATTCCCTCTCACAGTTTCCTGTGAGTTCAGACTATATCATCATCCCAATGCAGGGAGTCTGGCGTATAGTCGTTGAGGAGTCTTAAAAAAGTTTCCTGCTGATTACCCAATCTTTGTTATTTTTACCATGTCAGTAAACAAAGCTCTAAGGGCTTTCCAGCATATAGCAAGATTAAGAGGCCTATTTATTTTAGCTAACCTCTTCTCCTATACCTTCGATAAAGTTCTGGGCCATATCATCCTGTTACTTGTAATGACCTCGGCTTTACCCGTTAGGCGGGGAAGCTCTTCGGCGTTCCCTCTCACTGTCTCCAGTGAGTTCAGACTATATCATCGCCTTATCGGCGTTTGACGTATAGTCGTTGGGGCTTACTTTATTTTAATCTCTTAGGAATATCCATAGTTATAACGTCTTTACTGCCATTCAAACTTCGTAAAGAAATTGCTATTTCAATGTCCCTATCGGTTACCGGAGTTCCTCTATTGACAGTCATTCTGTTATTGACATACTCTAACAATAGTTTAGCCTGCTTTTTCTTTGCAACCTCATTAGCCGCTAAAACAGGAAGTGCTTTATGAAGCCTCTTCATTCCCCCCAACGAAATTTTGTATTCAAGCTTTCCGTTTTTACGGGGTTTAGGACTTATATAAGCGCCTACTTTAAACCACTCTTTAATGACTCTATCGCAGTTTAATATAAATCCTTCACTGTCATTGGTTATTTCTATTGATGGAAAAAGATATAACGTCTTATTTTTATGATGATGTTGTTTAGACAACACATAACTTCCATCACTGTCAATGGCTCCGATCAACCATCCTAAGTCAAATAAAGTCTTGCCACCTGATTGTCCCATATTAGTCATATTTTCACCTTAGTAGTAATGACCACTTAGCGGGAGTTCCCAGCGTTATAGTCAAATTTTCAATACTACGTCTCTGTAGTATGGGCCATATGTTTATAGCCAAGCCCAGGTAGTACCCAAACTGGACAGTCTGTTACTTTTATGACCTAAAACGTCTTTTCTTTAGGCGGGTTGCTGCGAAGCAACCTCTGCACGTTTCCATGCAGCTCGGACTATATCTTCATTCAGTAAGAATGTTTGGCGTGTAGTCTCTGAGGAGTCTTAAAAAAGTTTCCTGCTGATTACCCAATCTTTGTTATTTTTACCATGTCAGTAAACAAAGCTCTAAGGGCTTTCCAGCATATAGCCAAATTATGAAGCTCTTAAAGAACCTCAAAATCTTCACTCACGGGGTAGACCGTTCAACCCAATGTGTTTCCACATTGGCCGGACTCTATCATCACGTTAAGCGTCTTGCGTATTAGTCTCTGGGGTATCTTCATAGTTAGGGTTGTGATTTAAAAATTTTACTTTTTCAACTATATTATATATGTCTTTTGTATTAAATCTATTTATTTTTTTATGTTCCAAATAATCAATCATCAATTCCAGCTGGTTTTGTTTTGCAATAATTTTATTATTAATAAAACTCAGTAGTTTATACAAAGAATCCTGATTTCTTACATAAATGTTATAATTAAATTTCTTTTTGTTCTTACCTAATCTTTTTTTAGCTTTAGATTTATTGGTCCTATAATTATAATTTATATTAAGACTTTCATATAAAGCTATAACATTATTAAGCATGGTGTCTGATCCAGTAGTTATGTCTACAGTGGGTATAACGCGTTCACTCTTTGTAACTACAAAACATATAGAACCATCACCATCGATCGTACCGGCTAGCCAAGAAGGCGTGAAATTTCTATACCCGGTATCATAATTATAATCAAGATTCAGCTCTACTATTTTATTGTATAACTCTTTTTGATAAGCAGTGTATGGTGTATTATTTTGTTTCCAACCAAGCTCATTAACATACCTCAATCTATCCTCACAAAACTTCCTTATTACTTCTAATTGAGGTCTCCTAGAAATACAATATCCAACAACCAGATCAACAAACTCTATACATTTAGATAGACGTTTTATAGTTAGTTCCTTCTTATCTTTTCCAACACTGGCTTTTCTCGTGGATATATGATGATTTATATTATTGTTATCTAAATAAGTATGGCATGCCTCAATTAAATCAAACCTAGTGTTATTAAAAGAAACAGTTGGTCTAAGTTGTAATCTCCCCCTAGGATAAAACCTGTGTATATACACACCAAAATCACTGTCAACTAAACCAGCAATATAGTTATCATTAACTATGAAGTTACCTGCATGATTGTCCATAACATCCTCCCCATTTTCACGTTGTCAGTAAGGGACGGCTTTAGGAGTTTCCAGCATATAGCAAGATTTTAACAGGCCATTTACCCCACCATAGCCTGCGCTCCCGGCGCCAAATTCTCCACCGCGAACAATTCCCTCATGATTGATTCCAGTTCAATTTTCTGCAGGATTGGAGTAGTGAGCGCAGCGGCAAAAGCTCTGTAAGCCGCCATGCCTTCAGGAGTGTGCTCAGCTGTTGCTCTGAACAGTTGTCTCATTTCACGTTCGTCCATTTCTAATCGTCCTCCTTTTAGTTATGGATGCGTCAAAATTCACGCATTAATCCATTTCTCACCACTCGTTCACTGTAATTCACAAAAAACCAATTTACAATTAAACCAACAGTTTAATTCTAATTGGATAAAGAGTCGTGTTGGCAATGTTGGCAGAACATTTGGCAGCGCTTGCCCCTTTGACAACTCGAGCAACGTTGTAAGTTCTGTCCACAGCCTTGTAATTTGTGTCTCCGTCTCCAGAGCAATCCACGTACACGTTGGTCACTCGAGAACCGTTGTTGCAAGCAACGTGCAAATACTGTCCTGGCTTCATGTGATTTCCGTCAGTGACAGTGTTTGTCGTGTGCTGGCAAGTGTAATGCACGGTGTCCCAAATGCCCATGTGCGCTACCGCCAAAGGAGCTGTCTTTGTACCTATGATGTCTCCTGAAGAATCGTACAGGGGCTGAGCGATCACGTCGCTCGAACCAAGATCTCCAGGCATCAAGTGCCCAGCCGGATGCACCTGATGGTAACCGGTTTTAACCTTCTGCATTGCAAACCCAAAAGGATCCACAGTGGTTCCGCTACCTTCTTTGTTGGCGTCTCCAGTTGGAATGTTGGTATACGTATCATATCTACATACCTCAGCTTCCTGATTGGTTGCGCTGGATTTCAAATACACCACGGCGCCAGCGTAACAAATCACTCCGCCAACCCCCGCGGAACCTGTTCCACTTTGAGTGGTGTACTTGCAAAACTGATTTTGCACAACAGGATGTCTAGGTATAAACATATCCTTTCTCCTCCTTCATTAATAAACTTCTTTATTTCTTGTTGCTCTTCCGCTTCATCATTTCAGCCATGGCTTTGCCTAAATTAGAATACTTCGTCATGACTTCCTCATCAGGAAAAACGTCTATGTTGTAAGAAGCTCTCACAGCCTGATTAGGATCAATGTTAGCTGGAGGAGTTTCTTCCTCTGAAGTTTCCTCTTCGGCAGTTTCTTCCTCAGTGACGTTCTCTGAAGTTGAATCTGTCTCAGAAGAGTTTTCCTCTTTTGTTTCAACGTTCTGATTCTCTTCTGATCTTTCAGCGGAATTTGCCTCTATTTCATTGATCACTTCCTCTCTAATCGCCACAAGCTCTTCTTTGTAAGACGCGAATTCTTCATCAGACATTTCTCTAATCTTAGACGCTTGCTCTGCTCTGGCTTTTTCTTCGACTCGAGCAACTTTAGCTTCGTCCAACTCAGACAGTCTAACGTCAGCAAGTCTGTCCTTCTTCATCTCTTCCAAAGCTGTTTGAGTTTCCGTCAGTTTCTCGTTGGAATCATTGATCTCCGCTCTAGCCGCCTCAAGCTGAGAGTTAAGATCTTCAATGGTTCCTTCATGTTCAGAAACTGAGGATTTCAGACTTTCAAGCTCTGCGTTTCTCTCTTCAAGAGTGGCTGTGAGATCTTCAATGGTCCCAGCCGCTTGCTGAAGAGCGTCTTCAGTCTTTTTTCTCATGTCAGCTTCTTCTTTCTCAGAAAAGATAGACATTACCATAGCTTCTACGTCTTTTCTTAGCTTATCTTCCATGAAGTCTATACCTCCTTGAAAAATTTTAAATAAAATAAAGCATTATACCAACCTACATAATCAACCCTGTCCTTTTAAATCAACAAAAAAAACAATTCTAATTAGGGAAAATTAGGCATGGCGCCAGTGTTTCCCCTACAAGCCCACGCTTCCAAAGTGGTCTTGTCCAAATCATCTCCCAACATAAAATGCACGTCAAAATTTACACCACCGGCTCCAGCGGCATTGCTACACACAAGCTTTACAACGTTGGTGGTAGTGTTCTTGTCAATCCAAAAATAACCACCTGGATTTGAAAGAGGTGTAGCTGTAATAGTCCCGTACGTGGCTAAATCATAACCATGAAACTTCACGCTTTCAGCAATGGTGATTTCGGTAGTGCCGCTTGCCAGCGTGACCGTGTCAGCCCATATGAACGGATAAGCGTGATTGTTTCCAGCTTGTTTGTACACGGCCTTCATGTTGTCATCGCCATCGATACGCGTTATCTTCGGAGTGCTCTTTCTTTTACCGGTGAGTGCTTGTCCGAGTTGCGTCATCTCTTAGTCCTCCTTGTTCAAATATTTTTCTGCACTGGATAAAACAGTTTTCAATACAGACATTCTTTCTCTTCGATTGTCTTCACTTCTCCTTTTCTCTAACATTCTAGCCGCCATTGCGTTCACAGTAGACTCAATCCTGTTTCTTAGACAATCAGGATCAGTAGTGTCCCGCGAGAAAGAAGTGCACTCCCTATCATACAAAGTACACCAGTTTTCATGCAACACTTTGGTGTCAGGACCCTTCACGGATCCTTCGTAAACCCACCGTTTAAAACTCACGCATATTCCAACAGTGTCATCATTTTCTATCGCCCCCGAATTGCCGCCAAGTTCCTCAACGTCGGAATCAGAATTTTTTGATTCTTCAACGTCTTTGTCCTCAAAAACGGCGGAGGGTTCTTCGTCTAAAGAGGTTAAATTATTGTTTTCTTCAGAAACGTCCTGAGTTTCATTATTAGCTTCATCGTAATTTATAATGATTTCACTGCATTGATTTGATTCGTTGCGCGAAGAATGCGCCGTTTCCAACACAATGGAAGGTGGGTTGGCTGCATGTTTCACAAAACCACAACCGGAAAACACTATGCCTCTCAAAACTCTTGTAATCGTGCCTTTCGCAATCTCTTTTTTGTCCTTAATCACTTTAGCCATTCTGCCAAACGTGGAAAGATCGTTTGAAGCTAAACCCAAAGACTCAGCTTCGTCTTTGCTTATTATCAAGTCGCCCACTTTTACGTCAAAATCAGTAAAGTACGCTTCCATGCTCACTTTCCATTTGCGCTCTTCCACTTCTTTTGCCAAGTTTGGAAACCTTGATTTGTACAATATGCCTGCAATCGCAACGTGAACGTCCATCAAATCTATTTCTTCGTTGCTGGCAAGCTCTTTCAAATCCAAAACTTCCCCATTGCTGTCAACAAAAGCGCGTTCATAAATGTGACCGACAATCTCCTCTTCCTTGTGTTCTACGTCCAACGCCTTATTAATTATGGAGCCCTCCGCTTGTATCAACTCAGAAGGCAAAAAATAAGCGTGATTCAAGTTTTCGCCAGAAGAAACAAAAATAGCCGAAAAATACAACAAGTCCGGCTGCTTCAACTTTACGTCCGGCAGCTTTATCGCAGACGACGCTTTCTCCCTCAAAGCCTTGGTTTCTTCATGAATTTCTACGTCAGCTTCCAAATACAACACGTTTTCACTGTCACCCATTACGCACTTCCTCCTTGCAATAATGAAAAAAAAACAATAACCCCCTACTTACAAGAGGTTAGTTTATTATTCCTCAATTCTTGATTTCAACACAGCGTTCAAAAACCCAGCGTACTCTTCGTCAGACATGCTTTTGACTATGTTCGACACAACGTCAGCCGCACCCAACTCTCCGGAATCGTTTGTTTTTACGCTTTTATTTGGATCCAGGTTTTTTTGTTTTGGTTTTGCTGGATTGGCTTTCGGCCGTCCAGCTGAAGGAGTGCCTGAAGGAGCGTTTTGATTAGGCTGCATTCCTTTTTTGGATTGTTGCCAAGGAGAACCGTGCAACCCGAACACCCCGTCCTGCACCAACTTGAATTCCTCCTTCATGTTCTCATGTTCACTTGAAAAATCAAAATTCAGCGCTTCCAAAGCGGTTTTGTAACTTAGCATTCTTCTGTCCACAAGCTGAGAAATGATTGACATGTACAATATGGTGTCTTTAAGAACGCTTTCATCCCACCTTACTTTAGGAAATTTTTCAAAACCAACGGCTTCTGCTATCTGCCTGTATTCACCGTAAATCCATCTTGTCACCTGCCTCCTGGCGTAAGCAATCTCCTCCATCAACCCCTTTATCAACAAACTCACCTCTGAAGCGTTCACGTTGCCTGTGCCGTCAATTATGGATCTTGTAACCCCAAGACCCCCGGTCATGTCTTCATTCACTTGTTTGTATTTGTCTTGACCAAGAACGGCTTCTATTTCTGGCGAAACAATCTTTTCAACCTTCAAAGTGTGGTTCCACACAACTGAAAAGGATTTGCTGGTCGTGTCAAACAATTTTGCCACGGCCTCCAACTCCGCCTGAGTGACCACTGGATATTCGTCGCTTCCTATGGTCACCTTCAAAATGTAATTGCTTATTCCATCCAAAGTGCTTATGTCCGCCTCTTTCAAAGAATTCTTGTACTCTATAGTGTCAAAAACTCTGGCGGATCTTGGCTTTGCGTACCTTTCATACGGTTGCTTTCTGTAAGTTATGGATCCAACCAGCCTTGAATCCAACAATATGGATTCACTTTTTTCCGCGGCTCTTTTCAAATCAGCAGGCAAGGCTTTTATCAACCTCTTTTCTTCTTCGGACAAGTCTCCTGACGGCTTGTCCAATATGTCCTTAAGTTCTTTGGGCGGTTTCAACTTTATGCTGTAATTGTTGAACAACAAACTTCCGTCTATGTCCACCAACAAAGGATTCAACACAGTGTAAGAAATAGGCAAATGTCCTTTTGACCATATCTTTTTTCTAGCCGCTTTCTCTCCAGTGAGCACTTTTCCAGGAATTGGAGACAAGGTGGAAACTCTAGGCTCATATTTGGCAATGGCTTTGTAAGTCGTAACGTGACCCACCTTGAAAAAATCCAAAAAGATCCATTCCAATATTTCATCAAACCTAACGTCAAAAGCCCAGGTGTCAAAAAAACTTTTTATTTTTTCATCGTCAACGTCATTCTCAAACCCTCGAAAAGCCAAATTTGCCAATAAATTAGTAACTGTTCCGACCAAAGGATCTGACACGTAATACTTCATGGCTCTTTTAAAAAGAGTTTTAGGCTCTTCTTCAAAAGGACTCTTTTTGCCAAGAAAAAGATCCAGGTCAGGTCTCTGCAAAGCGTCCCTTCGAACAATGGACGCTTTTTCAGGTTCCAAAAAAGCCAGCGTCTTCTTGGTTGGCTCCAAATAAAAACTGGCCTTCCCACTTTTGTCGTCCACTTCTATGTGATGAAGCCCTATGTCAGGGTACTTCTCTTTAAGATCCGAGGTCACTTTTTTTATAGTGTCTTTTCTCATTTAAATCTCCTATTTATCTTCTTGTCACCACTCCAGAAAGAGTTTCTTTAAGTCTGGATCCAAAGTAAAACGCGATTACTGATCCCAAAACGAGATGAGCCTCGACGCTTATGTTTATAGGAGTGAATTCTATTCCCAACCATCTTGAAACGTTTTCTCCCCACAAAGCGTAAAACTCAGTGAACAAAGCCCCTAATCCTCCAAGCGGCCTAACCAACCCATTCAACACCCTTATCAACCACGGCTGAGATTGGGTTTGCATTTCCGTCATGAACATCTCCCTAGCCGAATCCGTTGATTTCTCAGATATGTCAAACAACGTTGCGTAGTACTTCATTTTTTCCGCTTCACTTAATTTTTTAGGCCAAAACCTGTCCGCTATGTTGCTCGCAGCGCTTCCCAACATTTTTAAACCTGGTATAGCCGGGTTCAACCACTCTCCTAGTCCCATGGCTCAAATCCTCCGTCCAATTATTTGTCAGTGTTCAAATAGTTTTCGTTGTTGCCGTTTGTCAAATTAGTGTTGGCCAGTATCCTTGCAGACACCAAAGTGAGAAAACCTCCGCCCATAAATCCAATTCCAATGGTTGAAGATATCCAAGGAGTCTGAGTTCCTGGTATTAAATGAAACATCCCCCATATAACAGGAACGTACATTGCCGCCAACAACATGAACTTCATGGAGGCAAAGTTTCTAAAAACTTTCATGAACCACAAACTCCAAAATCGGCCGCCAAAAAAAGACAACTCTTGCTTTTTGTCATCCATCAGATCATTCCTCCCAAACAACTGAAGTTATTCATTTCTTTTTGGTCAAAACAGCTTCTGAACAAACCCTGGCGGCGTCGCCTCCTTTTGCAAATCCCGCGTCAACGCGCTCCCAGGAAGCTCCAGATCTATGCTCTTTCATCAATCCTCCAGAACTGTACATAGTCAATCCTTCCTCCACTTGAGAATCCTTTTCTATGGCCCTTATTCCATAACCAACCAATATCATTGCTGAATACAAGTCTTTGTTCTGTCCTTTTTTAGGAGTGTCGAAATGCAAAACACCGCTTGCTTTTTGAGTGACCACTATGTTCAACATCTGTGACTTTAAAACGTTTATGGCTTCAAAAACCCCCGCTTCCACGTCAGACGCAGAAGTTGGAGGCTCTGGAAACCGCAATTTTTTGTCCTCCAACAAAGACAAAGTGGCGTAGTTCGCGTCGGAAATCCACGATGGAGAAAAATTAACCATCTCCAAAATGTGACGACCTTCCATTTTTTTGTGATTGTCGTTAGTTATGTCTATGATGGGAACTTCGTCATTGTAACCTTCTTCAAGCAAATCGCAGACGGCTTTGCCTCCACCGCCTTTGTCCATGTATATTCTTGTTGCGTTGAACTGATCCGACAAACTTTGCACTGCTTTTGCAAGCTCTGGAGTGGTGTTTGTTTTTAGCTCTATTGCGCTAACCACTTTATTGGTTTTTCCCAATTTTACAACCACGACTCCACAACTTGCAGATCCTCCCTGATTCGGATCAACCCCCATAATGTAATTCTCACCAGGCTCCGCTCCCAACTCCACGGAAAATTCGCTTCCGAAAGTGCAAGCCTCCAACAAGGAAGCTTTAAAAAATCCTTCTGAATCAGATATCATGGTGGCTTCGTATTCCATTTGGAACCCAGCCTTGGACATGACCCTTTTTGCTTCCATGACGCTGTTCAAATCCAAAAACCCTTCTGGCAAAAACCAATATGGAATTTGATGCACCGCGTACTGTGAATTTGAACCGTGTTTTTCCACTTGCTTCCAATAATCTTTCATTCTTTTCCACATGTGATTGAACTTGTAATAACCTGAAGAAGTCATTATCATTTTATTCACAGTGCTTTCTTCGAAGTCCTCTTCTGTGGCCAATCCCATTTCTATTAATTTCTTTTGTCTTTGAAGACGTCTGACGTTTTTCATCGGTTCCAATATTGTGGCGGCCATGGGCCTGATGACCGTGTCCAAAACCGTTGGGTTGACTTGCGCCAACTCGTCAATGCATATTAAATAATAACGAGATCCTCTAATTTTGGAACCGTCGGCCAGTGGAAGTCCTTCTATGTAAGATCCTGAAAAATCTCCAGAAGATTTAAACGGAAGATAAACGGAGTCAGATCCCCTCGTTGGTTTTTTCGCAGTGGCCTCTTTCAGTATGGGAGATTTGTCCCATAATTTTTCAACTTCCATAAATATGTTTTTAGAATTATGGTTTATAAATCCATTAGCCCAATAACATTCCTCATTTTCTACCTCCATATCCATGGTTGGAGCGAAAAAATAATTAGATTTTACCATTTTTACAAAATACAAACCCTGGTCCAAATAATCTTTACACTTAAAATAATTGCGCTCCACAATCTCCTGTGGAAGCCCTATAGAGCGAGCCAAACTCTCTTCTTTATCAAAATGACAACATAAATAATTTTTCAAGTCAGCGTTTTTTCTCCTGCACCTAAACCCCACTACACCATTGAATTTTTTAATAAACGTTTGTCCGGTTATTCTAATCTTATAACTTTCCGCGCATTTAGACGGTTTGTTGCCCTGTGGTAATTGTTTAACGCGTTTTTTATTGCCAATCCCTAAATTAGACACAATGCCTAAATTCAATAATACAGATTGAACTTCCTTAGCTAACTGTAATGATGAGGCGTTGAATGTTATTTCACACGCTTTATTTTTTTGTACATAAACACAACCATCAGTATCAAACAAACCCTGTAAAAAAGCAATCACATTCTCCTTAGACGCCTTTTTAATAACGTCAGGGATTTTCTTATCCAACGCTATGGTTTTTGTAAACCCACACTTTAACAGGTACATACATAATTTTTTATTGCTAAACTGTAATTCTTTTGTATTATTTCTTCTCTGACACTCTTTTGTTTCTATGCCAAAATATTCTTTTGTATACCTATGAAAACTGTCTAATAAATCTCTATCTTCATTAACAAAATCTAATCTTGGTTTCTTATCCTTTTTTCTAAACGTAACACAACCATCACCAACCAACAAACCCATCCAATAAGCTAAATCTTCAGTTAATAGTTTTGGAACTAAACAATCTTTAGTTCTCCAATCGTGCTCAAACTCATCAAAACTTGGCATGGAATCATTGTTGCCAAAATAATTAAATCCAGTTTTTATTGCTATGTAATCGTCTTTTACGTCTTGAAGGTCTTTATATACAATATCTGCGTCATCGTCAAGCACTATAATGGCGTGATCTACAGTGCCAGCCAATTCAAAACCTTTTGTTGTTTTTATTCTTCTACAAGCTCTGTCATCATTCTTCCATTTACTTAGTATTGTATTCTGAGACTTAAAAGACTGCGTTTGCGTAATGTTGGGAACAACGCTTTCATACATGTCTTCTGCGCCAACAACCATCCCTGAGGTGGTCCAGAATGTATCATAATTATTTGATATAATTAGGCTTTGTCTAAAGACAGGGCCAATTAAACCCACCCTATAACCAGGATACAGCAAACAGCTCAAACAAGCCAACACTCCCAGCATCCACGTCTTTCCGCCGCCCCTGCCCATTACGGTGATCGTGTAATTCTTGAACCACATGTCCCTAAACACTATTTTCTGGACTGGAGCGAAATCAACCCCCAACAACTCGCTGGCTGCTATGCAAGGGTGTTCTCTGTAAAACTGTATTAAATCAACCCCCCTGTCCAGTATTTTTTCAAGTTGATCGTCGTGCATCAATTGTCTTCTTCCTCGTCTTTTGTCGTTTCTGCGTCATATTTGTTCCCGTCATACTCCGACAACATTTCTGACATTTCTTCTTCCGCTTTTCCATCCAGTTTATTGAACTTTTCCATCAACTCTTTCTTTCTGGTGTCATCAAACGCGACCGCCAAATCAACGATTGAAAAACCTTTGTACTTGTTTGGATCTATTCTGTCTCTTCTTCTCACTGACAAACTGCCCTTGATTTTCTCAGTTTGTTTCCTTAGCTTGTCTATCGCCGTTGTGGCTTCAAGCTGATTGTTGTAGTTGTCTTTGCTGTTCTTCAACAATCTCAATTCAAGTATCTTGTTGGTCGCAAGAGTCATTATGTCATCCATGTCTCCGGAAGTAAGCTCCTCATCTTCAAAATCATTCACGTAAATGTCAACCAAATTGTTGTACAACGTCTCTTCCTCTTCACTGAAAATGTCTTTTATAGGAACGAATTCCTTTAACATTTCTTTAATTTTTGGCGGATTTTTTGGCCGGCCGGGCCCCCTCTTAGCCATCAGTAATTTAGATCCTCCAATATCAATTCCATGTCGATTCCATACTTGTCAACGACGTCTTTTATAATAATCAACACTTCCGGAGTTAAACCGTGCCCAAATTTGTCTATGTCATAACCGCAACATATTTCCAAACCGTTGTGGGTCTTCAGTCTTCTTTCAGTGACTATGTCTTTGAAATCGTCTATGTTGTCTTTTCTGTCCATTATCCAAGAGCATAAATCATCGTCATCGGTTCTGCAATACCTGTCTATCAATTCATTGCTTATGGAATTGAGCTCTCTAAAATAAAAAAGCAATGACTTGGAAATTTTGTCTTTGGTTGCCTGACTGTGACATTGGCCAGTTCTGGATTTGCTGATGGCGAGCTTGCTTTCCTCACTCAGCTTGAATCCAATCGGCCTACCCACTCTTCCTCTCATTTTTCAACCACACCTCCTGCGCAGCGCAACTTCACAAAGGATTGACTGAAACGTACTTTTTGCATTCGTTGCATATCATTCCAATCGCGTTCACTGGGACCATGGTTTCGTAACCGCACACCGAGCATTTGACGCGCGCGTGTTTTTTCGGTCTTTGTGGTTTTGAAAAAGTGAACGGCAAATTTTTGCAATCATCCGCAAATTTGCTGTCTCTGTGAATTTTGCTTCTGTGTTTTTCCAAACCTCCTTCAGGAATCCACCTTCTAGAAGTGGATCCCGGACTCAATTCTGGCATGATTACCTCCTATAATCAACAGCAACGAATCTTTTTGACGCTATGTAATCCGACAAGTACACGCACATTTCTTCAGCCGTGTATTCCGACAAATCCTTCTTCCATTTGTCGGTGCTCCACAAACCGTAATGAAAACCAACGCAATTCTTAATCATGCTGTATGATTTTGGCGTTAACATTTGAGTGTCCTTGTAAATTTTGATCACCAACTCGGCCGCCAAATCAGGATGATTGTTGACAGTGTGACCTGTTCTTTCAACCCCCTGTTTCAACAAATCATGCACTATGCAGGCGCTAAGTATTTCATCCCTGTTGGCTTCACATCCCAAAGCCTTGCACAGCTCATAAGCCACCGTGAACATTTTTTTTGTGTGTATTAAAGTGCCGTCCCAACCCAACTCGTCCAACGGATGAAATTTTCCAGTGCTTGACGCCGGGCAATTGGTAAAAACGTAATCAGGGCATTTCAACAAACACAATTTTGTGAACTCTCTCACGCTGTCATCAATGATGAGAGCCAACTCTTTTTCAAAAACTTTGCATCTTTCTTCATAAGAAACCATTGTTCAATCCTTTCCTCAACGTCCTTTTAAAGTAACGTCGTCTCTGTCCAACCTGATCCTCTCCACTCTTGTTGAATCATGATTCGGGTTGTAACCCGGTTGGGGAAAACGACCGTGTCTGTAACTCCTTTTAAACTGGCTGTAATCCATGAACCTGGCCCTTTGGTTGGGAATTCCGGCTATGGTGTATCTTTCTCTCATTCTTATCCATCTCGGTTTTTTAAAATCCTCTATGGACATTGGCATTTTATTTGTCTTCCCTTTCTTGAAGTCTGGAATATTCTTCTTTGTAACTCTCCACAACTTCGTTGGGCTTCATTTCATTCGCTTTAAGAGTGTCCATCAAATCCATTGCGAAAGACGGTATTGACTCACCGCTTTCCCACTCAACCGACACGGTCATGTAAACCTTGTCATTAACTTTGGACACCAGTCTAGCGCTGTTGTATCCGTCTTTGGATCTGCTAATGGATGAATACATGATTTCATCCGCTCCAATCTTTATCGTCAACCCCTTGCTAGCCATAACGTCATCCTCCTAATTTTTTTTGCTTGCTCACAACGTCGTCCACTATTGCTTTGGCTTCTCTCTTTAAATCTTCAAAAGTCCCGTCATTGTGAACAACGTAATCAATTCTAACGTCAACGCCGTCCAAACTCGTTTCCGATTCATGATCTCCACCGTGAATTTTATCAGGGAAATCTCTGTAAACTCTAACGTGACAACCTCCCATTTCAAGCACTGGCAATATCTCGTTTGGATACCTGCCATCCGTTATGATTGCGTTTTCAGGAATGGTTGAAAACAATTTGCGAACCCAAAAATTTGGATCTATTGATCTGTAAAAAGCCCCGTACTCCTGCATTATTTCCCTAGGAGTCCAGTAGTCTTCTGGGTTGCTTGAAAGACCGAACCCTCTTTTAAAATATTCGGTCATTTTTTCTTTTTCGTTTCCCCACAGCTGTTCGTAAGTCAAACCAAAATCTCTCTGAACCATTTCTTTAAGAACCCCAGCGTAAGCCACGCTGCCAAAATTCAAATTGCAATCATTTCTAAAAATTTCTCTTAAATAACCTCCCAACGTGTCCTTGCCCACTCTCGCTCTACCGGAAATGACAATCACAATTCCCATGACCAATCTCCTTCCCATCGTTGTTTCTCACAAACCAGAACTAAATTCTTTTTTCATTTTATCAACCATTGGTTCTTTGAAGAACGTCGTTCAATTTGTCCAAAACTTTCTTGAATTTCTTTTGATTGTTTCTCCACACAAGGAACCACACCACCGTTGACGCAGCAAACCCGGACAAAAAACAAATCATTCCATCCATGATCAAAACCCCCTATATTTTAAATTTTTTAAACTCCCTCACGCTTTTCTGTATTTCCGTTTCAAACTTCTTCAATTGTCTTTTCACTTCAGCTTCAGAAGCAATGAGGGTTTTTCCTGCGTCGTCCACAGCGTCTTTCAAATCCCCAAGCTTGTTTCTGTCAATCTTCATAAACTTCACCACGTATTCTGAGCATTCAAAATCAGGTTTCTCGGAACATTTTTTCTTTCCGTTTTCACAAAAACATTCCACAAAACCTTCTTCGTCAAACTTAACCCACATCTTCTTCGTTATCATCAACTTCTTCCTGTTCCAGCGATTCTTTGTTTTGTATTGAAACGTTCCACCCGTGATTGTCCAAAATTTTGTTCAGATTGACCAACTCAGCGGACAATTTGTCTTTGTCTTCAATCAACGAATACAAATCAAACGTCACTCTTGAATCGGTGAGCTTGCACGTTTTTATCAAATCTGACAAAACGTTTATCCTAAACTCCAAAGAATTTCTAAGCTCTATTACGTTCGACATTTTTGTTTTTGAATTGCCAACGTTTATTTCCACTGTGTTTATGAGATTGTTTATCAACATGTTTTTCGACTGATTCCGCTCCACGCAATCGAACAATTCCCTTAAAACTTGTTGCGCCTTGTTTTGATCGGAAAACTTGCCTGTGTCGGCAATGAACAAAAGATGCTCTTTAAGCTCCTCTATTTTTTTTGACAACGCGTTTCTGTCATAAATCAACTCAGCTAAAAACATTGTTTATCTCCCCTTTGATTCGTTTAGTAGTTGTTCATCAACAATCTACTTTATTCTAAAAAAGTCCCGCAACGAGAACAAAATTCCGCTGTAGATTTTGATTTTTTGCCGCAAGTTGGGCAGGTCAATTTAGATCGTACAGTCATCGGTTTTCCAACCAAACCGCCGTTTCTTTTAATCCCTCTAAGCCTGATGACTATGACTGAGGATTTTGACTCAACGGAACCGACGTAACCGCGATCAAATTCTTGGTTAGTTCTCGATCCTTTGACAGTGATTCCTTCATCGTCATTTGGAAATCCCAACCCAGTCACAGACGAGTTGTCGCAAAAACAACAAGTCGTCGTGTCGCAGTTTGAATAAAAACCGCTTCCAACGGAGCCGACGGAACCAGAATCCCAACTTCTGCCGAGTAGGTCAACTCCTACGAACCAATGCGGGTAATAATAATAAGTCGCTTGACACGGCCAAGCTTCTTCCTTTTCGTGTCTAAACTCAACTCTAATCACCCCGTCGTCAATTCTATCTCCTCTGTAATCAGAAATCTCCTTGGTTTTTTCAATGAATCTGAATCTGTTGGTTGCTTTCCTTCCATTCAAAAATCCTTGTAGCTCACTGGTTGAATTTGGTTGAACTATTAAGGATTGACCGTCAAGCGCGTCTTCACCGTCAACGTCAACGTTGACGATGGCTTTTCTCGATTCTAGATTTTTGAACAACAGAGAATACTCTGATCCAAAAGGCACGTTGACCACTCCGTTTCGTTCCCTCAAAACTTTGCCTTTGCTTTTCACAACGGCAACGAAATTTTTCTTAAACGTCATAATAAGTTCCTCCTTCTAAGGCCTGTTGACTGCTGGCCTGAATTTGTTTTAAGTCAACTGGATTGATATTATGATGAACAACTACTCTCATTCCAAATTTACTTGTCTGCCTTTTTTACCGCCACCGCTTGAACTCCTTTGTCAGTTTCGCTGAGCTCAAAAGTGACTTCTTGTCCGGCTTTCAAAGTTTTGTATCCATCCATTTCTATCGAAGAAAAATGAACGAAATACTCCTCGTCCTCACTTCCGTCTTTTAAAACAAAACCGTAACCCCTGTCATTGCTAAACCATTTAACAACCCCATTAAGTCTAGTACCCATAATTCTCTAATTCCTCCCTTGTTTTTTTTAACCGAGAACAACTAAAAACTTGTAGTTGTTCGGTATTGTGTAAACGTTGTTGTTCTGAGGATCTATGAAATAAAACCTCCGATCTTTGGTCACGCACCCATTTAAAGCGTGTATGTAAGTGGTCCCGTTCTTTGGAAACGACACCCAAACAATGAACGTCGCCATTTTGGCCAACTCATAATCCAAATTCCAAACCCCTTTGGCGGCAAAAGAAAAGTTTCCACAGTCAAATCCAGGAAATCTGTACTCAAAGCTGGATATTTTGAAAACCCTCATCTGAGCCACCAACAAGTTGACGTCGGCGGGCGAATATTCTTGATCTTCCAACAACCAATGATCCACCCTTTTGTAACCTATTGCCGCGGAAACCATCTGCGAAGTTATTTTTGAGATCACTGGGCTCGGATCTGGATCCGGTTGAGGCGTTGGATCCGGAATGATTATTTTTTTCTTATCAAAAAAATCATCGTTGAACAAACCGAATTTGTCCTCAAACCTGTCTTTCCAACTGTCAAACAAATCGTTTTTGAACATTCCCCACTTGTCACTGAAATCAAGCTCCGTTCCAGACGGACGCGCCACGTTCTTTGACAACGACTCCTCGCTTACGGAAGGGGGAGCCAGAACTCCTTTATACTCTTTTGCTATTTCTTGTGATTTTAATATAAGTCTAGTCCTAACGCCCCCCCGTTTTCCAAAACTTTCAACTTTGTCCAATAAACTTAAGCTCATCGCTTGTCCTCTGTTAATTTAGTTGAAACCCTTGTTCTCCATTGTCGTTAAAAAAATTAGTCATGAATTGATCAACCGACGGGTCTTGACCCCAATCTCCAGGACACAACCCTTCTATGCCCTCAAACTCGTCCACCGGAGAAGCCGGGTTAAGATCGTCGTCAGTGATTTGAAACACAAATTCGTTCACGTCGCCAGTGGCTCTGAATCTGTCCACGTTTTCGTTGAACTCAAAAGAAAAAGTTCCGTCGTCGTTTTCGGTTCTCAAACACTGCCTCTCGATCAATTCCGCGGAAGCTCTTGCGTTAGAAGCGTTCGCAATTGACAGAGCGAAATTCACTCCTTCTGGGTTCAGCCCGTCAAAAGTCGTGGAATTCAAGCTTTCCACCGACCTGGCGTTGAGAGATCCTTGAACCGCGGTTTGAGCCCCTTCAGAATTCGTGAAAACGGATCTTGCGGCAGCCTCTTCCCAATCAAAATTGCCTATCAACAAAGCCCCTTGCCCGGTCGCTTCCGTGACGTAAACCCCGTCCTGCTCTCCAAAATTGACTGACACGTTTCCCATGCTTATGGCGTTCAACTTGGTTCTGTGCCTTTCTTGAAAAGCCGGCCTGCCTCCGTCAGTGGTCCCAGAATCGTTGGTGGCGGACTCAACGCTGACAGATCCGTTGTTAACCACGGTGGAGAAAATTTTGTCAGCGTCTGCTGACGCTGTTCCCGTCAAAAGAAAAAACCCCAACAAACTCCCAAAAATTAAATTTAATGCTTTTTTCATTCCTTTACCTCCTATTCCTTTAACTAATCATTTTCTTTTGTACATCCTTTTCAAACAGTCGATGGTGACTGTCTCATAGTTGTGCGTGGAGTCTTTCAATTTCAACTCCCTTGAATTTGGGCCGTTTCTTAAATAGGCCACGTGTATCCACCCATCCCTGTCAAAGAATTCCGCTATCAGCTCTCTGTATTCCAACTCATCGTGAATGAATTCCAAAACGCTCATCAACTCAACGCCCGCTTTCATTGGTTCCACGTCGGCCGCGCAACCGAAGCGGTGCAAGGAGGTTTTAGATCCCCCCACGAGATCGTTCAAGTCGTCCGTTCTAAACCCCGACAACACTTTCATTGGACCGAATTCGTCCCTAACCGGTTGCAGCACGTTTCTGGCCAAGCTTTCCAAATTCTTCCAACCCTCTTCGTCTGGTAAATTGACCAAGCCGTTCCTTGTCGCGACAATTGACCTGACAAACTCCCTGTAGACGAAATTGGGAGCTCCAGGAATTTTGGAATTCAGCGAAAAATCATTTGAAGAAAACATGACTTTACAGCTGCGACGCCAACAAAGCCCCATTGGCCACAGTCGTCATGGGGTTTTTGGCTCTCACAACTTCTCCCAATCTAATTGGAAAATCCACGTCTTTCAAACAAGCTTTGAATTTGTCCACGAACCCTTCAGCCAAAGTCAGTCCGCCCGACACCACGACCGGCACAGGATTTTTGAAAGAAGGCAAATCATTGCCTATTTCTTTCAACTCAAAGCCAATGTTCTTAAGAGAGTATTTAATCACGCTTCCGTAATAAATTCCAACAGCTTCTTCTATCTTTGACTTGGGGTTGTTCAAATCAACCCCAGCTTCCTTTTCAAGTTGCACTATCGAAGGACTCACGTCCAAAGCGTATCCAACGCTCTGATCAATGAAATCCCCTGCTTTTGTTATGCTCATCTCTATGAGCGGATCTCCTTGATGAGCCACGCACACGTTCACCATCCCAGCCCCAAAAGACATGGACAAGCCAGTTAAATTCTCATCCAGCAATTCAGACAAACATATGGCGAACGCCTCGTTTATCGGTTGAGATTGATGACCCAGTTCAGACAAATAAGCTCCCATCACCTCCTGATGGTACAAAACGTCAAACTTTCCGTCTATCGGCTTCGCTGGCACCGAATAAACCACTTTGCTTCCTTCAGCGGCTTCTTTCAACAAATCTTTTATTATCAACTTCAACATTGGAAACGAACTTTTTTCCTTAGGAGACAACACCCCCCTGCTCAACGGTCTTTGCGCCACGCCGTTTCGTTCCACAGCTATTTCCAAAGCGTCTTGTCCCACCACGATGAAACTGCCGTCTGAATCGGTTATGAAGCTGCATCCTCGCTTTTCCAATCCCATTCTAATGGAACTTTTGTTGACCTGAGATTTGGGCACTATTTTGAAAAAAGCGTCTCTCTGCATTTTGAATTTGGGATTTCCTCCGTCACCGACAGTGGCAACCACCAACATGTTTGTGCCAATGTCCAAACCCACTCCGCTGGAACTTTTTTTCTTAATTCCGTCATTCATGTTTGCTTGTCCTCCTTGCTTTTGCCCAACAGATTTTTCAATCTGCTAACTTTGTCCACTAAATTTTCTTGTTCTTCCACCACGTTGTCTTGATGGGTGAACAACTCTAAACCGTCTCCTGACCCCTTTTCCAAAGGATCTATGAACTCTCCTTCCACCTGAGGTCTGTCAGAACTCGCGTCGACCAAACTCTCATTCGATCCAATCCCGGATTGCTCCAACGTTTCCAACTTTCTTATCGCCTCTTCCACCAAAGAAACTATTTTGTTCGCTTCCTTGTCAGTTTTAAAACTCTCAAGTTCTTTGTTTTTTGAATCCAACGCCTTTTCCAATTCCTTGACTTGGTTTTGCAGCTCTTTCACTTCACCGATTCTGCCGCTGGTTTTTCCAGTCTCATTCATCACTTCCTTAACCACTTTCCTTATTTCTTTGTCCACTTGTTCGGGCGTGTACATTTCTTTCATCTGCCGTTCTTTTTTGTTCAATTTGTCCTTTGCTTTGGCAAGCTCTTCTTCCAAAACTTTTATGAACAACTTTATTTCGTGTTCCACTTTTTGCTTTCTTTGAGAGTCTCTGGGCCCTCTAGTCATGACCCTTCTCCCGTCTTTGTGAATTTCTTTCTTGTATTCCATCACTTCCTCACGATTTGAACTTCATCCACAACCCCGTATTTTATGGCTTCTTCAGGAGTCATCCAAAAATCCCTCTCGAGATCCTTCAAAACTCTTTTAACCGGTTTGCCAGTCATTTCAGAGTATTGTCTAGCCATCTTATTTTTGTGATACTCCATCCGTTTGAAATCTATGGCCACGTCCGTGGCTTTGCCGTACATGCCGCCAGACAGCTCATGCAACATGATTTCAGTGTTTTCAAGCGCGTATCTTTTGCCTTTCGTTCCAGCCGCCAAAATGAAACTGCCTGCCGACGCCACTTGACCGAACCCTATCGTGACCACGTCAGGTCTTATGTATTTTATCGTGTCGTATATGGCGTACATGGCCGTTATTTCCCCGCCTGGACTGTTGATGTAAACGTATATGTCCTTGTCCCTTCCGTCAGCTTCCAAAAACAACAGCTGGGCCACCACAGAGTTGGCCAACTCGCTGGTGAACCTGCCAGAAATGAAAACTATCCTGTCCTTCAAAAGCCTGCTGTACAAATCGTAAACCCTTTCCTGATTCTTTTCGTCCTTCTCAATAACGTACGGCACTGACATGATCAATCTCCTTTTCCTTGCGTTTAAAATTCTTCCTTAGGGTCAATCAATGAAGACAAAAAACAAAGCTCGCCCTCGCTCAAAAAACGAGGGTGCCAAACTTCTTCAATTTCCCCACAAGGCAGGTTGTAAATCACGGTTGTAAAATCCCCTTTCCAAACCGTTGAAGCGTGAATCAGCCCGTCACGGTTCGAATTCAATTTCAAATTTGCCTTCGCCAAAACCTCGTCCGCGTAGTCGTTGCGTTCCATTAAACTTTTCCTATCTTTTCCACAAGCAACGCGTTTATGAAATCCAAGTCGTCCTGATCAAATTCAACGTTCTTCGGAAACAAGTCGATCGCTTTTCCTAAAGCGCGATCGTACATTCCAGTGATTTTAACGCCTTTCCAAAGAGTTTCAAAGTGAACGACTTGACCTATTGGGTAAATTCTCAAGGCTTCCGTTGCGGTTAATTTTTCTTTTCCAGAACTGGACATTTTGTTTTTCCTTTTACAAAGATTTTGTCATTTCTTTTGTGAAAGTCAGATTAGGATTTTTTCCTAGTGACTATTTAAAACTTATTATTAGTAACTTATTATTTAAGGGTACAATTTTTGTACCTATCATAGGTACAATTTTTGTACCTATGGTTGCCACAATTTCCTCACCAGCGGTTGGTGAAGATTGTCGTAAAAACTGTTTTCCAAATCATCCGCGACTGAATTTTTAATCGATGATTTTTCTTGTTTGTTTTGAAATTTGTTGTCCAAAAAATAACTCTCCCTGTAATCAGGCCTTGGAGCTCCGTTGTGGGTGCCAAGCACGTAAACGTTTTGTTTTTTCTTGTTTCCCAAATTCACGCATTTGATTATGACGGCACCGTCTTCTTCAAGCTCCTTTACCCATTTTATCACCGTGCTTTTGCTGCAATCCAATTTTTTGGCCAACCAACTGTATGATTTGGAACAGGCCAAATATCCGTTTTTCCAATATTTGCGTTGTATGTTCAAGAAATCCCAATCGTGTTTCTTCCTTATCACGCAACTTTTTATCAAAAAGTACAAAGTCAGTTTGCTTTTGTAGGTTTTTAAAAATTGGTCGTCGTTTATGGCTTCGAAAGAAAGGTATTGATTGTAATTTCTCATTAATTCAGGCAATTCCTCATAAATTCATTTAAACGCTTTTCCGCTGAAAAAGTCCTTGAACAATAAATTTTCATTGCTTTCCGCTTCATTTTTGTGTTTGGTGCACTCAATCACCAGGTGATCTCCCACGTCTATGTCCAATAAAACGCATGAATGAGTGACGAACACTTTTTGATCTCCCAACTCCTGATTGTCCAGCAAATTTCCTTCTTCGTCTTCCGTAGGCATTATCAATCTAGACACTCTGAAAACGCAGTCCTTGCATTTCGTTTCATCAGACATCAAAAGAGCGTCTATGACGTTTTTGTCAGACATTTTCACACCTCACGCATTCTTTGCTCGTAAGATCTTTTTTTTGTTTCCTCCGTTTTGCCTCCAATTATTTTTCCTTCCGCTTTGAGCCTTTTGATTTCAGAATTGATGGAATCCCTGGTTCTTCCTGGCAACAGCTTCTCCAGTTCTTTTATGGTCAGGGTTCGATAATTTTCCACCAACGTCAGTTTTTCTTTGTGCCTCCAGCCTCTGCGCTTCATTTTAAAAGTTTTCGTTTCCTCCATTTACCATGATTTCAACGCTTTCAAGAATGTTAAGCATCTCTTCAATCACTTTTTTTTCTTCGCTTCCATCTGGAAAAGAAGTTTCTTTTAGATTTTTTTTGAACTCCTCTAGATTTTCTTCGCACCACTTTTCCACTTTTTTTATTGTTTTTAAAGTCGCTTTCATTCAACCTCCGTTTAAAACCATCATGGTCTTCTATATATATAGAGGTTAGTTTATTGTGAACGCAGATTTTGTAACATTTGTCGGCCACAATGGTTATTGGCCGGCCCAACAGTTTTTCATACGCTTTGCACACCAGCAACGCTTTGTTTTTTTTGAAACCATTCTGAGTCAATTTGCAATAAATTCTAAGAGAATTGGTTTTGTGTTGCACCTCCAAAAACAAATTTTTTTGCAGCATTTTTCTTCCACCCGCTCGTTTGCGTATTTAAACTCGATGGGAGAGGTTTTAGATTCATGTTTCTCCTCCATCAGAAGCGTTTATAAAATCCAATCTGTCAGTTTCTTTCAAAAAATTTTTTCTCAACTCTTCTATTTCATCGAAACATTTGAAACAAATCGATTTTTTTGAGTTTATTTTTTCTTTCTTAAGTTTTTTGGATTTTATTTCTTTTTCACACCGATCGCAGTACAATTTGTTTTCCAACCAACTCATTTTCAACTCCTTTTCCTTTCATAGCTTTTTCATTGTGAATGGCGGTCGCACTCCGCAAGAAAATTCGTGCGCGGTTTCCAAAGCCTTCAGCACCCTTTCTTCTGGAGTGAAATCGTATTCCGCCATTGCGTACAACGATCCTAAAGCGTAATTTTCCCCAGAACCGCAAGCGTCATAATTGGCCAGTTTTATTCCAACTTGCAAATCATTTTCGACTCTGTACAATTTTCCTTTGTAACCCACTAAAAATTCATCCGTTCTTATCTCATTGTTTTCTATTGTGGCGCATTTCTTTTCTTCTAAAATTTTTGAAACCGAGTCGATGAAACTCGTGCACATGTATTCATAGTCGTTTTTGTTTGATTGCGTTGGAATTTTTAAACTAAATCTCAACAATTGTCCCGTTCTGTAGGATCCAGTGTAGCCGATCAACATGTTTTTGTTTAAGAACAGTTTCTCGTCCGATCTGATTCTAACGTCACAATCAGCCACTCCTGCTGAATCAGCGCCCATGTAAATCTTTCCGTCCTCCATCCATCCCACAATACAAGTCACGATTTTGGCTCCTCCACGCTCTTTGTTAAACCCACACCCAATAAAACGAGTGATTTAACGATGATCATTGGAATTTCTTTCACTCTTTCATATTGTAAACATTAATTTTTATTTGTCAAGTTAAATTTTTACGTTTTCGCGCGACTCACGCGCTCCCAAGTTGGTTTATTTCCCTCCTCAATGCTTGCTTTAAGTCGTTTGTACACCAATTCGCTTGAAACAAAACCAATGATCAATTTAAAGGCCAACATTAAAAGAGCCACTAACAGCAATTCTTTGCCAAGAAAATATCCTGACAAAAACAGCACTATGTCAGAAAATCTTGACACGAATTGCAACCATTTTTGATAGTGTCTGCTCGGCTTCATTTTGCGTCTAAATGAAAAAGTTCACAACGAACTCCACAGCTTCGTCAACGGTTTCCACTTTTGCCGAACAACACTCGTTTATCCAAGGGTGTCTTGTGTATACGTTGTCTTCTCCGCCAGTTATGGCTATTACAGGAACGTAAAAAACGTCTCTGGCCCAAGCCAATTCTTGAATTGTTCCAACCATTGGTTTTTCTTTGCTGCTGTACCCAAGATGAACCACCACCAAATCGGAGTGTTTAATAAGTTGATAATCCCTTGCTCTAAAGATGTTTTGAGCTCTGTTCGCCAGCATTTTTGTGAGTTCCAGGCCGTCGCTCGCGTTTAATTCCTGATCATTGAACCTGTCGGCGCATGGATTGATGACGTGAATGTCGTGGTTGACCAACCCGCTTAATTTGTCTATGGGTCGTGGGTTCCAGGGCAACACAGTCGGACTCAAAGAGTCACACAGTTTTTCGGTAAATTCTTCTCTCCATTCACGCGTCCTGGGATCTTCGCTAATGTTTCCGGCCAAGTACACGTGTCTCTTTTTGTCTATCAACAAATTAAAAGCGTATCCTTTAAGCAACTCCCTTTCTTTGCTTGACATGTTGATTTCCATTTTTCTCCCCTTTACCATTCCTGGTTTTTTAAACTTCTTTTTCCACAAAACTTACTTGGATATGGATAATCTCTGTGATTAAACGTGTCTGGCCAACTCATTTTATTTTTCCTTTCCTTTAAAGTTTTTTAAAAATTAATTCTTTATTCTTTTGCCATTGAGGCTTCCACGACCAGTTAAATTTTTTGTACAGCAATCTGCTGTGTTTTGTTTCTTGAGTTATTTCAAAGTAATCTCCTGCAGGATCTTCATACTGATAAAACGGTTTTTGTGGGTCCATGTGTGAATCAACCATTCTTTGAAACATCAATTCCGCCGGAGGCATTTTGTTTGAAACAAGTTCACTTCTTTTAATTTTAAGTATAATCATTGTCTACGATTTTTAAATTTTTTTGGGTGGTTTTTCCAATCCTTTAAAGTTTTTTAAAAATCAATTCTTTTTGGCTTCCTTGAAGGTTTGAGAATTTTTTTACGCTTTTCGTCGCCCGCGACCATGATGAAGAAGTTTGTCACAAAACAAACCGTTTAAAATAGCCTACCGTCAATTTAGAACAAACCGCCCATCCATTCCACCGCGCTTGAAACAAACGGAGAGGAATCGATCGCGTCCAACGCCATTGCGAAAGTCACCAAGGACCAAATCACTGTCACCGTTGACAAGGCAATGAAAGAGAAAACTTTTTGCAACGGGTTGTTCTCTTTGCGTTTTTTCAACAAATCCATTCCAAGCAACGCTATCAACAAGTAACCGATTGGCAATGAAATCAATGAACAGATGAATTTAAAAGTCATCTCACTCAACCTTCCTCTTGTTTTTTTTCTCAATCAAATCAAAAAACTTCAAAACGTCCTTTCCCAAATGATTTTTTGGGGCGGGGATGAAAAATTCCGTCTTTGTCGTTTTTGTCGAACCATTTCTTTTCAATGGCTTTCGTCACCTTTTTTTCCAACTCTTTGAGTTCTTTGTTTCTGACTTCTTCAATCAACCTGCCGAACAATTTTTTCCAAGTCCGGTTGTCCAAGTTGAACGAAACCGTCAAAGTGAAATTGCTTTTTTCCCAGGTCACCAACAACAAAGACTTGTCGGAAACGTCTTCCAAATATCTGTCGAACAGTTCTTCCAGTATGAGTGAATTTATCGCGTCGATTATTTTGTCTCTGCTTTTTTCGTCGTCGAATCTGTCTGAGCGAAACTTGCTCTCAAAATCACGCAAATACACGCACACGAAATCAATTTCTTCAACGTTGGTTTTGTCTTTTAAAACAACCAATCTGCTTAAAACGTTTGTCATCTCAATCACTCTCTCCGTTTTTCGCCTCGTTGATCGTTTTCACCCAATCAACGTTGGACAGTTCTTTTGTTATCTCACTGTTTATTCTTTTCAATTCTCTTCTTCTCGCTTCCGCTATTAATTTTCCCAAATGTTTGTCGTAAAACGATTTTTCAAAACTTACAATCAACAGGGCGGCGTATTTAAACCCTGAGCCGTTGAATGAGTTCAACACTATGCAGCCGACGTGAGGTTTCGGATCTTCCAAAATAATTCTTTTTATCGCTTTTGTTGACAGTCGAAACGATTTCAACAACAAAGCGCGGGTTTCACGCTCGTGCATTTGTCTCTCCCCAAATTTTTCTCTGTAAACGTTTGGGTTAACTAAGTATTTATCTAATATAGGTATCAGTATTTTCTTTTCTTCCATGTTTGACAACCCGTTCAATTTAGAAAAATTGTTTGATTTCTTTCTCTGCCGAGCTTTCGCTGTCTGACGCGTGAACCGCGTTTTTTGGAAGTTCGGTTCCAAAATCGCCTCTTATCGTGCCTGGTTTTGCCTTTGTGGGATCCGCGTCCCCAATCAACTGTCTCACTGCGTTTATGACGTTGTCTCCTTCCAAAACCATCGCCACTATGGGTCCTGATGTCATGAATTCAACGTTCCTGTCAAAAAAATCTTTTCCGGCGTGTTCATGATAAAAGTTCGTCGCTGCCGTTTTGGGCATTTCAAACATTCTCATCCCAACAATTTCCAAACCGTTGTTTTCAAATCTGGCCGTCACTCTTCCTATTGCGTTGTTTTTCACGCAATCCGGTTTTAACAACACCAACGTTCTTTCTGGTTCGCGGTTCAAGCTTGGTTTGACGTACGTCGGTCTCCAATTGGAAATTAGGTAATATAAAATCGTCAACAAGAAACCAAGAATTCCTATCTTAGCTGCGTTCCACAAATTATCAACAATGAATTCCAACATTTTTACCTCTCTTCCTCAATTAACGTTCCTCTTCGGGATCATAGCCGTTTTTGAACGCGATCAATGACGCTTAAGACGATCAAACAAAGGAAGGTCGACGTTCCAGCCATTGCAAATTCCATCCACTTGGGCCACGGCGTTTCCATTTTGTTCACCTCCTATACAAAATATTGTTTCAATTAAGAAAAAATTACTGTAATTAAAGTTACTGTGGACAACGTCAACGCAGCCATTTCCATGATTCCATCCCCCTTCAGGATCATTTTAAAAAGCGGCGCCTTGAGTTGCGCAATTTTACGTCAAACCCTGGAGGAACAATCCCTGAACAGGTGGCTATCCACTCTTCAGCCGCCTCCATCCACCCTTTGCTCGGTTTCCATTTTGGCAATTCAGAAGTTTTGAATTCAACCTTTTCTTCAAACAAAATCTTTTTGTCAATCATTTTTTTCGTCCTTTCCTTTTGAACGCGCCCGTCACCTGCCTGAACATGGCGATTAGAGTCAAAGCGACGGCTGACGACAGAATGATTATCATGGATTCCCTTTCCGTTATGATCTTCAATTCGTAAGTTCCAAAAACGGACAGAAACGCCACAATCATTAGAACGATGAAGTTCATCTTTAAATTCTCCTTTCATTGACGTTGCGGAAAAAATCGACTCTTTGCGATTCAAGTTCTGCGCCGCTGGCCGATTTTTGAACCTTCCTGATTCAAAGCGTCAGTTCCAATTGAAACGTTGAACGTTTGAAATCCGTGTTTTTCCAAACGTTTGTCTAAATATTCATCAAATTTTTTCAACTTGTTCAGCGCCCATTTTTCAAGCGGCGTGATTTTTTTTTCTCATTGAAGTCATCCTTTCATCCGTTGGTGTAAAATTGAATCAAGCTCCAACGCAATTGATTTTCCCACCTTGAACTCCCAGTCATTTTAAGAGTCGCTGACTTTTCGTTAGCCAATTTTCTTTCTTTGTAAAAAATTGAAAAAAACCAATGGGTGAAACATTCTTTCTTGTTCACTCTTCTTGGCATGGTTTAAATTGTCTTGAACACCTCCTTTTCACCACTCGAATTGAAGCGTCGCTCCGTGTTCGTTGCAACCAGGATCCGATTCCAACAAGTTCGAAGAATGGCTGAATCTGTATCCTATTTTCCAACCGTTTCTCAAAAAACCGAACCCGTATTTGACGACGGCTATCATTCCTCTTCGAACGTAATCTTTTCCAGGCGAATCGAACCAATAAGATCCTCCCACTCCAATTTCCAAGTACGCGTTTTTAGGCAAAGTTTTTTCCCAGAACAAAGTCGCTCCGGTTGATTCGGAATTTCCTTCGTCAAACTTGCGGACGGCCACGTCCCCTTCCAAAACAAATTTGGATTTTTCCCATTCAATCAGATTAATTCCGGCCATGAGCGAAAAGCTTTTCAAGTCAACGTCGTCTTTTTGACCCCAACCCATTTCCATTCCAGGGTCTTCCATGTAAGAAATCCCCATTGCGTCAATCAAGATTAAAAAACACAACGCGTAAGACAAAACGGTTTTGATCATTTGAAACAAGCGCACTCCTTGTTTTTTAGAATTTCAATTTGTTCTTCAATGGAGTTCACGAATTCAGTTTGTTTGTCGGATCCAGTGGCTTGTTTTTCATCCAACGGGCTGAAATGCTTGTAATTTCTTTTTTCCATTTCTTTTGTCAAAGCCTCGTGCCTGTTTTGCAACGCTTTCAATTTTCCAACCCATCTCAACGTTTCAGGATGTTTGGAATACCCTTTCTTTCCGTTGGCAATCACTGACCAAATCGCGTGCAACTCTCTGTGCTCTCCCAACAAATGCTTCCTGCACAGCTCACTTGGTTTCACGTCCCAAATCCTCATCTTTCAACCCTTTCAAATTTTCAAAGTTTTCAACCAAAGCGCAAAAACCACACAATTCTCTAACTTCTTCATTTCCTTTCACAAAATCCCTGGCCAAAACAAAACCGTTGCAATTGGTCAACCTTCGGCCGCATTTGAAACATTTTCGGTTTGGTTCATTCACGGATCGTCTTCCTTAGCGAAAAACCGCTTTCCTTTTTCTTTTGAACCAACCGCAGTCGTTCTTTTCGTTCAATTCTCTGGGGCTTCATTTGTGCCCCGTCACTTCTCTCAACCACGACCATTCGCTGTTTGAGTTGACGACAACGTTGTTTGGGTTGGAACATTCCCAGTCCACTGGATAACACGCTTTGATTTTCAACCATTTGCAATTTGAGCAATAAACCTTTTTTTCTCCAAACATTTCAATCTCCTCTCAGATAAAAAAATAAAATCGTGACAGTCAACGTTCATTGAAATACAAAAATTTCTCTATTCTTTTAATGAGGTAGTCAACGTTCGGGTAAATCACCCTTCTCAAATAAATCACTTCCTCTTCAACTTCTTCAACGTCTTTTTCAAAATCCATTTCACCTTCTTTCTGAGACGTTTCGGTTATTTGAATTTCATATTCGTTTGACGAACGAAAATTGGCTGGATTTAAGATTGGATTCAGGTCTTCATTGACGTGACATTCTATTTCATAAGCGAGGCTTGCCAAAGCCACGTCACAAACCTTTTTTTCGTACGTTCTCACTCTGTTGAAAGAATCATCCAACAAATCAATTGTCACAGTGAATTCCGGTTCCATGAATTTAAAATCCTCTCATTTGAATTTTTCATTTGCCAAGTCTCTGTAAATAACAGGTTACTTTATTGCTCTCGCTCTCATTCTCTTTTTTTCCACCTTGCGGCGGGATCCCCGATCGGTTTTTCCAAACGCGCCATTTTGATTTCCCCCGTTTTTCTGTTTCTAACCACCGCGTCGACGGTTTGCAACTTTTCGCCTCTCCACGATTTCGCCACTTCCAACAATTCCAAATGCGCCAAGTCAATTTGTTCGAACGCTTCCTCAGCTTCCAACTCTCCCATTTCTTCGTAAATGGTTTCTTTCAACAAGACCAACCCTTGGTAATCGGTCAGAGCTTCAATCATCGATTCGTGACGATTGATTTTTTTGTTGAAACAAGCGAACGCGAACAGAGTCAACGCGACTCCGACAATCAACAAAACGACGTTCACGGTTTTCAAGTTCAGTTCGGTTTCATTTCTCATCTCCCACTCTCCTTTCCAAACGCTTCGATTCAATCATGGTCGTCGACTTTTCAACGGAGCTCAAAATAAATTTTAAGGAGTCATTTCCAAGCTGATTCTAAATTTAATTCTGAAAACGTAAATAAAATTGATTGTGATTTCATTCTTTGCGAAAATCAAGGACAACAAGTTGCCTTTGTCAGTTTTCGCCATTACGCCAAACAACCCCAATCCAATCCCTTTGCTCCCGTCAAGCGCAACCCACAACGGAATGAACGTAAACATTTTTTTTTTCTTTCCCCCTTCTCTGAGCTCTGCGCTCTGCGTTACATTGACTCTATTCTACATTATAATCATTATATTTTATTTGTCAAGTAAAATATCATGGTCATAGTGAAAAAACGCTCACAAAAGTGTGAGTTGGGGTCCCTGTCCATACAGTGGGGATAGATTTACATTTACAAATTATTATAGCCCCCTATTTACAAACTATTCCCTTTTTTTGGACTAACTATTGAGGGGAGGTGTCTTAAATGACTAATTGCTTCTTCTGTCTTCACCTTACTCACAGAAGAGAAGCAGGCTTTGTCATCGGCTCCTGTCCATTCATCGACGGCTCTGTTCTCTGTGTAGAGGACGACCGTGAGCATGTGAATGGAGTGGACAATGAGGACCTCGGCAACACCGACGTCGAGTTTCCTGAGCATTGCCCTCTTTACACCGATGAAGAGTTCATTGCTTACATTGGTGAGTAAAGAGAAGGCCCCTTAGGGGGCCCTTCTCTCAATCAGCCCTGGAAACAGGGCTGTTTGAGAGGGGTTTGGTCAAACCCTCGGGCTAGTCAACGGCCCATAACAAAAGAGTTGACCGCGAACCCATGGCTCTGGGCCATTGGGGTTAGTGCGTTTATTCCCATGAGAGGAGGTGATACACATGGGAATCTATGCGGACATCAGGGGAACACAGGTCAAAGCATCTGGCCTGGTTGCCAAGGTGGTCTGCAAGGCGACAGGCACAGAGTGTGCTGATGAAGCCCCTCTAGATAGAGACGGCGCTATCAGAGCACTCAACATCCTGGATGCCATGTTCAGCGATGGACTATCGCTGTCCAGGGTGGACATGGATGGTGTGCGAATTGCCGCGGCGGACTGTTGGGACATAGCAGCTGTCGCAGAATTCGCGGCTCGCCTTGTGGATTGGTTGGTTAACGACCAAACCGGAGAGCCAATACGGTTCGGTTAGTTGGAAACCAACTAAACCGCCGAAACCCCATACACTAACCAGGCTTAGGCCCGTGGGGTACATAACTACCGAAGGGGTGTTATAAGGTAGTATTTTCATAATGAAAGGAGGGGATGACATGGACGACGACCGCTTCTTGAAAATTCTTGACGTGGTTGAGATAGCTCTGTACGTCATCGCGTTGTTTGGCGGCGGGGCCTTTGGCGTGTGGTACTTTCTCACCATGGCCTGTCTTCTAACAACCTAAATGGGGTGGGCCCCTTAGGGGGCCCTTCTCTCAATCAGCCCTGGAAACAGGGCTGTTTGAGAGGAGGTGATAACCATGAAACCTATTTATTGTGGTCCCCCCAAAAAACCTCTCTCCAAGTTGGAGCAGGAGTGGGTTTGGATTTGTGAGGACTACGAAGAAATCCGAAACAGGCCCGGAAGAGGTTTTGTCGAGGAAAGGCGAAAGTTGCTTGCCAGAAAGTGTCGCCTGGAAAGGCTACTCGGATGGTAGAGAACAGGCCCCTTAGGGGGCCCTTCTCTCAATCAGCCCTGGAAACAGGGCTGTTTGAGAGGAGGTGATAACCGTGAAGGAAATGACAATGAAAACAGAAGAAGCTGTGGTCAAAGTCAAGGAGATTGTGGAAACCCTCAAACGCTTGGTTAAAGGACTGGAATCCTGTCTTGAACTGATTCCAAACAACAGCCCCAATTGGGAAATCACTTTTAACAAGTATGAGAAAGCGCACGAATGTTTTTCAGCCGCCCGAAAGAAATTGGAGTGGCTTAAGATTTCTCCTTACGCCAAAGCTTGCGTCAATCTCAACCGGCTTCTTCCCTCACAATTGAAAGGAGGTGAAAGAAATGATGCAGATTTGCACCTCGGAAGAAGCGATTAAACTCATTCAAGAAGAAGTCATTGACTTCTTGTCTCTCATCGCCATACGAATGTTCGAAGCTGGACAGTGTTTCAGCGACGAATTCACTGAGGTGTTCGCTCAAAGGGAACGAGCTCGAAACAGGCAGAACGAGCTTTTGGTGGCGCAAACTCTTTCCGTTAAACCCATTTACGTCATGCTGGACGTCAACAACATGATAACAATAACAAAATAGGAGGTGAAACGAGTGGAGGAAATGAAGAGAATCAAAGGCAAACTTGTCATCGTAAACAAAGAAACTCAAAGCGATCTCAAAACTCTTAGACGCATGCGGAAAGAAGTGTTTCGCATGAAAAAAAGAATAGAACGATTGAAGGGAGGTGAATGAAATGACAAGGACCGTTTTTCATGGTTTGCGCGAAACGTTGGACAAACAATACGATGACCCTGTGATTGCCACGTTGATTCACAAACTCGAAAGCGTTCTTCCAGAACCTTGTGAAAGCGAGTGGGCAATCTCCGTTCCAGAACCGTGCTCCATGCTTCACAACTTGATTGGCTCCATAGCGTTCGCCCTTGGATACAAATTCACGTTCTTATTCATGGATTGTGAAGGAAACCTGGCGCTGACCTCTTTGCCAACTGAACTAAATTGAAGGAGGTGGAAAAAATGTCGTCGAGGGTGGCCAAAATAGAAGTCAAGAGACTGGTCGTTTGCCCAAGTTGCAACAGAGAAATCATTATTTGTTCTGAAAACGACGGCGACGTGGAAGAGTACGTCTCTGACTTCACTTGCCCTTACTGCAAGAATTTGATAAGAGCACCCAATTACAGTTAGAGGAGGTGAAAACAATGAGCGTGAAAGACGAACTCAGGCGCTTTTACAACGTCATGAAAGAAACTGAAATTCCAGTGGTCAAGGAAAGGATTGTTGAAAAGCACTACTGGGGCAACAAGTTTCTTTTTGAAGACGGCGTAGGAGAATTCATCACTCCAAAGTCTTTGGAGATTCAGGCAAAGGAAGACGGGGAAGAAGGAATGATGGCCGTATTGAACATTTTGTACGACTACATTGGAACTTATTCCCCGGAAGCCGCTGAAGAAGCTGACGCAGTGGCAAACCGAGTTTTCAATTTTTGTCAGCGAAAGGACCGTTGAAAGAGTTGGCAGCGACGAAACTTGCAACGTCGTCGTTGCCTCTCTTCACGGGGGTCGTTAGGCAGAGCTGGCACCGTTGAACGCGGATTTAACCCCAGCACCGCGAACAAATAAAGCGCGCCACAATAACGTGGTGGTTCGCACTTGCGACAGCTTAGCGACCCCCATGAAGGGAATTAAATAGAAAGTAAAAGAGGTAAAGAAAATGAAACTTAGTGCTAAAGGAGAGAGTGTACGCAATGGCAAGGGGATAACATTACACACAAATGACACCGTATGGATTATCACCGAACACGTGAGTGAAACAGGACAAACATTCCCATTAAGTAGAATCTTTCTTTCCCCCATGGATGCCTGGAAACACATAGTGCGTCTTATCCATGACATTAAACAAGCAGCTATACTTACCCGTTGTGGTGAAATAGTGCGTGCTCCGTTTTATAGCAAAGATGGGCCTACTATTAGGGATTGGTTAAAGTATTCAAACACAAAGGAATTTAGAGATAGGTTTTTACCAATAACCATCGACGTACCACATAAATTCACAGACGTAAAGAAGGTAAACTTAAGTGTAGCAATACGCGTTCCAGCTCTTGCTGGAAAGGATTCTATTACTTACACATTTTGCATCCACAGTTGTTTGGTGTAAATATAACAAAAAGGAGGTGAAAACATGCGTTGGGACGGAATTCAACTGCATCTCAATCAGTATGAGTTGATGACGATGAAAACCGCTTTGTCCAGCGGTGGTTTGGAAAAAGCCACTGATTGGCTTCATCGAAGGTCAATTCAAGAAAACATGAACGTTCCAAGATTGTGCTGCGCCCATTCAGCCATGGTTTATCACAACATGCTGGAAACCATAACTCCTCAAACTAGGAAGGAGTGGGAAGCGTTGTACAAAAAGTTAAGGAGGTGATGCTTGTGTCTGATTTTGACCTTGGTTTCGAAGACTTTGCTTGGGTCGGCGGCGCCATTGGCGCTGCCGAGGAAGAATTGTTTGAGGAAACCAAACTAAGAAAGAAACTTGGAAAGAAAACGCTGGAAGAAGAATTGAACCCTGACGTGAACGACGTCGGAGACGGGCTTGACGATTGCTTCTAGCAAACCCATGAAAGGAGGACTGAACCGATGAAGGATTTACTAAACAAGATTAAGGCGGAGGTAGAAAAGGTTGTTAACAACAACCAGGCTGCTGCCAAGACAAAGAAGTTTCTTGCGGCACGAAAAGGTAAAGAAAACACGAATCATTTTGTTGTGGGCGTGGGAGTGGTTGCCATAGTGCTTGTTGGCATTATTCTATCTCCAATACTCCTTCCGCTGGCAGCCCTTGGTGGTCTTTTAGCCATAGGCGTGGCGGGTATATGGCTGATTGGAAGAATCATTAACTGGATGGCTAGTCATGCCCATCGCGCACCGGTTAAAGACAGTGAATAACAAACTCGAACCACTAGGCTTCTTTACATTGAAGTCTAGTGGTTCCTTAACCAGAGAGGAGGTGATGATTGTGAACGTCATAATAACCAACCACGCCATTGAGCGTTTTCAGAAGAGATCCAATAAAAAAGAACTAAAATTCACAACGGCTGAGAGCGCCCTTCTCAATCTTTTCTTTTACTCTATTGAAGAAGGCCGGCTACACGGAAATTACGGAGACGTGAAATCACGTAGAAGCCGGGACGGCAGATGGCGATTTTTGTACAAAACAAAAAACTCTCCTAAGACATACGTTGTGTTAACATGCGTCAGAATAACCAACAGAAACTTCATAACTAGAAGACCTCACCGAAAACATTGGTGAAAGGAGGATTAGCCATGATGGAAGAAAACGTAAAGGCAATCAGAATGAGTTTTAACGGACAAACCCTCATCGCGCAAAGAACCACTTACCCAAACGGCATGATTTCCATCCAACTTTTCAACTTAGAAGGGATGCCATTCGCAAAGGCCACAATCGACTCTTTGCCCGAACTGCCCGCCAAGGGCTGCGCTTTCGTAAAAAACTACGCTGAAAACAACGGCGTCTTGGAAGCGTTGGAAGAAGCGGGGCTTGTCAAGCCCACTGGAAATAAAATGAGCGTTGGCTACGCGGAAGCCGACGAGGTGGAAGTTTTGTTCTAAATTAAACTGAACTTGGAGAGCGACGGGCGTAGAACTTTAGGCCCGTCCCTCTCTCAAGCCCTCTTCATCGTTTTGGAAAAGAACGCGTTCTTTTTCAAACGATGAAGAGGGCTTGAGAGGGGACTCCAATCCCCTCCTAGGAAAGGGGGTGGTTAAGTGCCTTCCTCTAACTCATTAGACCCTAAGTGGTTATTTGGGCTGGTTTTAATGGGTCTGCCAGCATTGCAACCGTGAGCGGACAGCCCAGCCGCAAGTTTGCCGAACTCGTCGCGAGGCGGGGGCGGAAAGCCAGGGGTCCGCTTGCACTGACTGGGACGGCGTGAGTTTGCGCCAGCGCGTGAATTTACGCCAGCGAGATACCCTGATGCCACCGCATTTAGTTCATGGCAAACAAACCGCAATGGACCGCTGGCAAAAAACGACATCCACGTTTGAAAAGGAGGTGATGTAGAATGCGTTCAAGCAAAGTCAAGGCTCTTGTCGACAGGGCTGACAACGCTGGCTACGTGCCGGTTCTGTCCGGTAAAAAGCGCAGGAGCATGAAGACCATGCCTTGCCCCAAAGTTCACAGCCACACGGCCATCGTTTTTCGCCCCAAGAACAACCCAAAGGGCAAGAGAGTCGTCAGGTGCCCTTATTGCGCTTAACCTCGTGAGGGGGGCCTTGACCCCCCTTGCCCAACCTCATTTGAAAAGGAGGCAAACAATGTCTTGGAAAAGCGAACACATGAATTTAAAACCTCTTCCAAGAGGTGAGGCTAGGGGAGGTATTAAAATAAGTGATGTCCCTCCTCGTACTCCGGCTAATGATAAAAGAATGCGTAAGCGTCATAGAAATCTGTATGGTTCTACAAAGTTTACGGACATACAGATTGTTTACTTCTTTTTAAAACATAAAGGTGTTTGTGAAAAAGCGTCAGCATATTTAGGGTATAAAAGCCACTGGGGTTTTATTTGTAGAGTAAGAAAAATAGTATACAATGGTTCACCATTAAAACCTCAAGGTAAAAAGAAGTCCTCATTTACCTCTCAAGAATTACAAGTTGCCATGGAACTTTCTAAAGGAGTAATTCCTGACGCAGCAAGGTTGCTTGGCGTTAACAAATCTACTGTAAGACAGCGTTGCTGTAAAGAAGGTATTAAGGTGCGTATCGGTCCTAGAAAAGGACGTTCAACTACAACCCTTACGTATAAGGAGAGCCTAAAGATAGGTAAACTCTTAATTAAAAGAGATGGAAACATAGGAACCGTCGCAAAAGAACTTAAACAAACTCCACAAACGATTGTATGGAAGGTAGCCAGGATGTACATCATTGACGTTCTTGGCATCGGTGAGTACAAAAAATCAAAACAATCCTGATTCAAAAGGAGGTGATTGCGTGAAAAACTCTTGTGGTTTTGAGGGTCCCAACGCAGGGTCCTTTGAAGAAGTCCCAGATTTTTTGGGAGAAATTGACGACGAGTTCAGCTCTTGGGATTACCCGCCTGGCACAATGTTCATGTTCTGGTGGGAAAGTTTGATGATGACGTCTGGTTTTTTCAATGGAGTGAAACACAACTTTGAAACCGCCGAAATGTCTCGCAGTTATTGGGGCAGGTGGCATGAAAAAAGGAGGTAGATTATGCGTTCGCCAAAACAAGTGAACATTTATGACTTGTCTGGAGGTCTCATTGCAGGCGGTTTGATGTCTCTTGACACAGTCAAACAAAAAGTAGAGGAAAGAAACGGCGACGTCAACGCCGTGGAAACCTTGTGGGAGGAATCCAACGGAAGCGTTTACGTGGAGGATTACGCAAAAACGGTAAAAGTGAGCATTTCAAACATTTTCTAAAGGAGGTTTGAGTTCTGAAGACGGCCATCAGCTGGAGGTCTGGTGGCCGCTTCTTGAGGACTTCAATCCACGTTAAAAAGGAGGTAAATTCAAACAACGCTCAATCAGAAAGGAGGAACCGAAATGCCAAACGTTCAATTGGATTTAAAACCTGAAAGCACTCTTTGTTTTTCGGGCCATCGACCGAACAACCTTGGAGGTTATTACGGACCAAAGGCCAGGGCCATTCAGAGCGGAATTCATTCCAAGCTTTATGAATTGGCAAAGAGAGCCCATGAAGGAGGTTTTCGAACTTTCATTCAAGGCGGAGCTCAAGGAGTGGATTGGATTGCCGCAGAGGCGTGCATTCGGCTCAGAAGGGAAGGGCACAATTTGAGATTGATAACCGCGAAACCTTTTCCTTCTCAAGCGGCCAAGTGGCCAAACGTGGTCATGGACAGGTACAACAACATTCTTGAACAATCCGACGCAGTCATCAACGTTTCTGACGACCCGTTCACGGCTGTGAAAATGTTCGACAGGAACATGTGGATGATTGACAGGAGCAGAGTTCTCATTGCCGTGTTTGGAGGAAAGTCTGGAGGAACCCTTCAAGCGATTTCTTACGCCAGACGGAAAGGACTGCTCATCTGTTCAATAGACCCAATTCATCTTGAGGAGAATTGGGAAAGACCTGAAAGGAGGTAAATTAATGAGGATTTTCACGGCCCAATACCGTTATTCCGGTCCAGACAGATTGGACGTGACGGTCAAAGGGCAAGACCCAGTCGGCAAGGCGTTCGCCCCAACGTGGGAAATGGTCAAAGGGGTGAAAAATGGTTTCTTTTCGGAAGATGATTACTTGTCCCGCTACAAGCCGATTTTGGACCGAGGACTCGCTTCCTCAGGCGGGGCGTTTGAAAACAAGGAAAAAGTCGTGCTTGTTTGTTTTTGCGGTCCTGGCACGTTCTGTCATCGAATAACGATGGCGGAAGAAATGGAGCGCAGAGGAATCGGCGTTTACGAAGGGGAAATAAATCTCGGAAAGGCCCCTGATTGGCAACCTGGAGATTTGCTTGCCATTGAAAGGGGAGTGGTGGTTCACCAGGTGAACGCCAAAGGAGTCATGGGGGCTGGGATTGCTCTTCAATTCAGAAAGAAACACCCAGCCATGTATGAAGCGTATCGAAACTTGTGCTCAATTCAAACCAAAGACGGGTTGAAACTCGGCAAAATATTTTTGTGGAGGGCCTCAGACAAACTGATTGTCGCGAATTTTTGCGGCCAAGACGGGTTGGGAAGAAGCCGCAGACAAACTGAGTACTGGGCTCTCCGCCAATGTTTGAACAAATTGAAAAGTTGGCTTCAACTCAATTCAGAGCTGACTGGAAAGGAGGAACAAATCAACTTTCCTTGGAAAATGGGATGCTCGTTGGGAGGAGGAAATTGGTACTTGGTTCATTCAATGATTAAAAACGTTTTTCCAAAAGCTAGAATCATAAGGAAAACGTGAAAGGAGGCTGGCATGTTCACTCACGTTTCGCGAGATGAAAGAGAAGAACGTCTTCACTTCTCTCATTTGTACAAATACGTGTCAGCGTATGAGTACACAAAAGAGGGATTGAAAGAACTTGTTGAAGACGTTGAGTTTGCCGTAGAGAAAGCCAATGAACTCCGTGAACCGGTCATTGTGGATCAAGACGGTGAAATGTGCTTTCACGTTCACCCTAATGGAAACATAACTCTCATGCTCCCGTGGAAACGTTACAAAATCATACGGGAATAGAAAGGAGGAATGATTCATGTCAACCACGGCAATGGAATTGAAGTCAGAAGTTCACGTCCCGTTCATCACGGCCGGGAAGGCGTTGGTGGAATTCAGCAGTTTGAGGAAAGAATTCAAGGTGATTTATCAAATCACTAAACACGAAGAAAAAGATTTGTGGTTCGTCTCAGTTCAATTCCGTTTTCCGGCGACTGAAGACGAACCGTTTGGCAAAATCAAGTTCGCTTACGTCGGGGCCATATTCGAAGACCTTGTTTTCAGACACACCAAGAGAAGCAAAGTGTCTCCAACGTCCAAAGCGTTCCTCGGTTTCAAATTCGTGTGGGACGCTCTGGTAGCCAAAAATCTTCCTGATTACGTGGCAATCAAACATTTGGGCAGATGCGGTCGTTGCGGCAGACGCCTTAGCGACCCCAAGTCCATGGAAAGAGGGTTCGGCCCTCATTGTTGGAAGTTTGTCAATGAAGAAGACCCTGAATTGGAGGCTTGAAGAAAGGAGGAAAGAAATGTTCGAGTTTGAGGAAAACGCAATCAAAGAGTTCAAAGGCGAGCATCGTTTTTTGTCCAACTTTTGGAAACAAGAACAAAGCGTCGCGTTCTTGATTGGGTCAGAGGAGGTGGAACTGACTTTTCCCACCAATGAACATTTTTATCAAGCAAGCAAGGCGAGCACGTTTGACGGTTTGATATACGTCAAAGAAGCCGAAACCCCTGGACAAGCCAAGCGCCGAGGAAGGTCGGTCAGTCACAGAAAGGACTGGGAAGAAGTGAAAGAAGCCATCATGCTGGCCGGTCTTAGAGTCAAATTCAGAAACCCCTCTCTCAGAAGACGACTCGTCGCGACTTGGCCCAGACAACTTGTCGAAGGAAACTGGTGGAACGACAAGTTCTGGGGAGTGTGTCTCAAAACCAACGAGGGAGAGAACAAGTTGGGCGAATTGCTGATGAAGGTCAGAGAAGAGGTCATGGATGAGAACGTTGAAACTTTGTTCCATGATTGATTCGCCGCCGCGGTTTCAGCGTCCGTCCACCGACGTCGCGGCGTCTCAGCGTCCGTCAAAAGTGAAGAAAAGCAAATTAAGGAAGTCGCCCGCTCGCGACTCCGCCCAAAGGGCGGGCCGCTCGCAGGGCTCCGCCAATTCATGTTCCCGCCACCCGCCCCCTCCTAGAAAGCGCGAAGCTCGCGGGCGGGGCGGGCTGGCGGCCCGCCTAGCGTCCGTTCCCTCTCTTTTGAACTCAGTCGCGCGCTCTGAAAGAAGCGGAAAGAAAGCGAATGAAGCCAAAGCGCGCCCCTTGGGCAGGGTTTTCCGTCAGCGTCCGATTTCCCAATTGAATGAGGTTGAACGAAAAACAAACGAAAAGCGGAAGAAAGGAGGCGAGAGAAAGTGACTTTCAAAACAGAGGAAACGCTCGAAGCGTGGAGTGAAGAAGTGAGGAAAATCAGAACCAACGACCGAAAGAAAGTCGGGGCGTTGACCGTCGCCATGACGAAAAGAGAGCGCTTGGCGACGATTGCCGAACGCGCGTGCGGAGCCGAGAGGGAGTTGGAAAGACTGTCGGCGACAATCGTGAGAAGAAGAATGAAGGTGAAGGTGAAGAGCGTCCAGCCCTCGCCCGCGAGGAGCGCGCAAACGACTGACCAAACTGAGAAAGGAGAAGCGTCATGAAGAAAAGGGAAGAGAAAGCGGCAATGGCGACCGTCATCGGAGAAACGCAAGTGTTCGGCGGTCATCTCGTCCACCCGAAAGCGTTGAACGCGTTGAGAGCGTTGATTGAAGCCGAAGGAGAGGCGTTCCGCGCCAGAGCCGTCGCGTTCGTTGAGGAAGAGTCGAGCGACGGCAGAATCGGCTGCTGGATGAGCGACTTGAAGATGATTGTGATTTATTTGGGCTCTCTGTTGGAAGAGTCCAAAAAGAGGTGTTTGGAAAACCCAAACGGCATGGCGGTGATGGCGGAATGCTGGGTGAATCTCATCTACGTCATGGCCCACGAAATCGGGCACGCCTTGGCCGACGTGCACGGAGAAGGGGCGACGAAAGAGGAAATCGAAGCGTCTTGCGAAGAGTACGGGGCGGAAAAGTTCGAAGCTTTGGTGGAGTCAAACGAAGTGGACGTGGAGCCTCCGCCCAATCGCGAAGTTCCTTTTCTGCCCACCCGATTCGTCACCTGGCTGGCGAAGGCCGCTGAAGAGGAAAAGCTGAGACCTTGGGTCGCGAAACAAATGGAAATGTTCGACGCCGACGCGATGTTCGACCCTGAAGCCGGAAGCGTCGACACCATGAAAAGCTTCATCGACGCGTGCCCGGGCCTAGAGCAAAGAAGGAAAGAGCAATCGAGCGTTGAAGTCAAAATGAGCGCTCCTGAAGACGAGCCGGCCCCGGAGCCTCGAGAAAGCGTCGAAACGATTGCCGGAACGGACCCGTTCGCCGACGGGGCGGGAGAATTCGCCCCGACGCTTCCGAGGCAAAGCGACGATGAAGAGGAAGAGGAAGAGCCGTTCTTCGAGAGCGATGAAGTGGAAAAGCGAAGCGCGGCTGGCGTGGCTCCGAATCCGGCGGAAGAGCCGGCTTGGAAGAAAATCTACTTGGCGCTGGACACGAGCGTTTGGGAAAAGTGCCGTCCGGAAAATCCCGCCGCCGGGGCGGAAAGCCTGAGAGCCGACCCTCCGCGCGTCGACCCGGCGCTCTTGGCTGAAGTCGGGTTCGACAAATGCAGGTGGATTCAACTGGAAAACCCGAACGAAAAGGCGAAATGGGCTTGGAGGGAACGCCCAATTGAAGACGGCGTGATTCAGTGCGTGATTTTCAAAACCTCCAAACTGCCCAGCTTCCACTTGTTCAGCTCAAAAGCGAACCAGTGGGTGAAAGTCATTCCTCAAAACCCGGCGACGGGGTCGGATTCGGCGAAGGAAGCCAAACGCGGAAACAGAATATCGTTCGTGATAGCCGACCCTGCGCCCGGCTCCGGCGTCAAAGACAGTCAATTCGTCGGCAAAATCGTCAACGGCGAGTATGAAAGAATAGTGAAATGAGAGCGTTGAGAGGAGTGGTGAAAGCGGGAGGATTGGTCGTGACCAAAGAAGGCCCGTCATTCTGGGTCGCGCCGGAACAAGGGTTCGAAATCGGAGACAAGGTTTGGGCGTGCTACGACTTCACCAAAAACAGAGTTCGAAAGGTCATGAAAAGAGGAGGCTCGCTGAAAGAAGGGGCGAAGGAACCGAAAGAACTAAAAGAAGAAGCCCCTCAAATTCTTCTGGAAGAGCTGAACGAGTGGCCGTCGAGCGTAATTGAATGGGAAGTTGAAGAGCGTCCAACCCTTGACGGCGAAGAATGAAAATGAAAATGAAGGGGAAGAGCGTCCGCGACCCCTTGCGGCGAAAGATTGAGGAGCGGAGTTGGCCGCTCCGACGCATAGCGGCGCCATACCGGAGCTTGAACCGCTCGAGAGAGAGTGGGAAGTAAAGCCAGAGCCGCGCGACAAAGGCCCAACGATTGAAAACCGACGGACTGGAAAGGAGAAATCAAAATGGCTGGAGGAAACAGAGGTTTGGCAAGCTTGACGGTGATGAACGCAAGAGTCGGAAACGGCATGTCCTTCGTTCCCGCCCATCTCAAGAACGGGTTGGGCGTCAACGATTGCGTGAAATTCTCCGGGTTGGTCAACTTGGACGGAGGCGACGGCGAACCGCTGGCCCTGGACTTCACGGCTTGGGGGCGGCTGGCTCGAATGATCGCTTTCGGGCTGCCCAAGGGAACCACGTTCTTCGCCCGCTGCAGGCCCAACAGCTATCGGGGAAGGGTGTACGAAGTGTCAGGACACGACGAGAAGGGAGACCCGATCTATCAGCCCATGATGAAGGCTGACGGGACGGGGCCGAGAACCACGCAAAAGGTCGGGTTCACGATCATCTCCAATCAGTTCCTGTTCGGCGACCCGTCTCAGAGGCAGATAGACGTGGAAATCGCCCACAATCTTCGCGACCCCAATTGGAACTCCACCCCTGAAGGCAAGGCGGCTTGGAAGCTTCAAATCCAAGAAAGGCAAAAGTGGCCTCAGCTGCCCGTCGACCTGGCCGCGAAGACGTACGGGTACGCTCGTCTTCAACTTCCGACCGGGGCGGAAATGACGTTCACGCAAGGTCTGCCGGAACAGCACCGGAGAACGACCGGGGCGCCGACGCCGAGATTGGACGCGTCGCCCACAAGCGCAAACGGGGGAGACAGCGCGGTTGGCAACATGGCCGCACAAGTGGCGGCCGCTGCCGCCGGAACGAATCCGACGCCGGCTCCGAACACGGGAGCGGGAGTCCACCATCGTCTGCCGGCCCAAATGACGGCTGGAGGCTTTGAAGGTCTGTATTAGAAACCCAAAGTCAAGCGGGGAGTCTGGCAAGCTTCCCGCTTGGCTCAAAATTTTTTTTTAAAAAACAAAAAATTTTTGATTTGGCGTCAAATTTTTCCGCAAACGGCGAGAAAATTGGAAAGGACGAAGAATTGAAAATGACAATGAAGGTTTGGAATTGAATCGTTTAAAAAAATTCACTTCGTTTTTTGAGTTCGAGCTTGAATTTTCCTTCGACGAGCTGAAATCGACTTGGACCGCGCAATTGAATTCACTGACGAAACCGCTCTTTTTTTCCAGGCATCTCTCTGCCACTGCGACCGTCAACTCTGTCATAACAGTTCTTGTAATGACTGTCAAGAACTTCAGCGACTTTGTCCGGTCCTCCGAACATGTTGCACGTCGCGTCAATCAAGACGTCCAGCGTTTCGGACCTGCCGATCGTTCTGCCGTTCAAGCCGGACAGCTTCTCTGACATCTTGTTCAAAGCGTTCAAACGTTCTTCTTCCATCGTGACGGACGTTCTCGTCTTCATGACTGACTCCTTTTCAAGACGCAAAGCGCCATGGCTGTAAAACGTTGCAACGCAACTTCAGGTTACAAAGCGTTGCGACGTAGCTATAAAGTATTACGATATAGCTTCAGGTTATAAAGTATTACGATATAGCT